CCGACGCGTTCGTGGAGCGGTATCGCACGATCGCGAACAGCAAGGGCCCGCGCGAGAAGGTGTTCGTCGCCCGGATGTTCAGCCAGTACCCCGAGGACCGGGTGCTGACCGCGTCGGACGTGCGCACCAACCAACAGCGGATCGAGGCCGCGTCCCGGCCGGAGTCGCTGACCGCAGCCGCCCAGTCCGGTGGCCTGTGCCTGCCGCTCGAAGTGATCTACGACATCAACGTGATCGGCGTGACGAGTCGGCCGATCCAGCAGGCACTGACCCGCTTCCAGGTGGAGCGCGGCGGCATCCAGTACCGGCTGCCGTTCGATGCGCTGGCCATGTCCGAGGGTCTGGGTATCTGGGGCCAGGACAACGACCAGAGTCCGACGGTCGCGGCCGACGGCGTGGTCACCTGGGAGTCCGGCGACGACAGCCAGGGCAACGCCTTCGGGCCGAAGACCTGCTACATCGCCGACTGCCCCGGCGTGGTCAACGCGTCGATCTACTCCACGTACATGTGCATGGAGTTCGCGAACATGACCTCTCGCTTCGACACCGAGTGGGTGGACGCGACCAACCAGGCCGCGCAGGTGGCGTGGGCTCGGTTCGCTGAGAATCAGCTGCTGGCCCGCATCCTGGCCGCCAGCAAGATCGTCTACGGCAAGCAGGCCCTGGGCGCCGTCCGGGACGTGCTGGCCACGTACGACAAGGTGATCAGCTACTACCGCAACCGGTACCGCCTGGACACCACCATTCCGCTGCACACGATCATGCCGCAGTGGCTGATCGACATGCTGCGGACGGACATGGCCCGCGCGATGAACACCACCGGCGACCCGGCCGTGCAGTTCGCGATCGCCCAGTCGACGCTCGAAGGCTGGTTCCGGACCCGCAACGTCAACGTCACCTGGCACCTGGACGGCCTGGCCGCCGTCACCTCGGCGATCAGCGGCGTGACCGTTCCGCAGCAGTTCTACAGCACCTACAGCGCCGGCCAGGAAGTCGCTGGCTGGCCGAACGCGGTCGACACCGTGCTGTATCGCGAAGGCGACTGGCTGTTCCTGGACGGCGGGACGCTCGACCTCGGCCTGGTGCGGGACTCGACGCTGAACCAGCGCAACCGCTACCAGACCTTCATCGAGACCTTCGAGGGCGTTGCCTTCCAGGGCCTGGAGTCCCTGCGGGTCGTGCTGCCGCTGATGCCGACCGGTGCCAGCTCGGGAACCGTGCCTCCGGAGACGGACGGCAGTTGGGACAACATGACCAACTGGGCCGGACACCCGTGATCGACTAGTTGGGGCCGGGCTGTGATCCGCAGCCCGGCCAGCCAGCCGGACTCGATCAGGAGGAAATCATGGCGGCGGTTGGTAACTACGAAGTGGTCGAGCAGGCGTTCAGCTTCTGCGCTGAATTCCCGTACTCGATCACCGTCGACGCACCGGCTGACAAGGTCGTACTCGGTGGCGGAATCGAGTTCAGCTCGGACGTTACTACGCTCACTTACGACGGATACCCGGCGACGGATGGTAGCTCCTGGACCTTCCAGATCAAGAACAACACCGACCAGGGGGGCGGCTGTCCCTACGCGGGCACGGCGTACGTGACCTGCGCTGAGCTGGGGGCCTGCTGATGACCTTGTTCATGCCGGTCGATGGCTCCAGGGCCTCGGCTACCCGGGTGGCCAACCTGGAGGCGTCGGCCACCGCGCCCGACACTGGCGAGGACATCCACTGGGAAGGTGGCTTCTCGTGGCGGTCGGAGATGTGTCCCGAATGGGAGGTCATCAACCCGTGCGAGACCGTCGAGACCTACGGCACGGACGATTCGACCAACGGTGGGATCGTGCTCTGCGAACCACAGGGCTACCGCGTCCGGGACTACCTCGGTGCGCTCAACGTGTCCTTCGACCCCGCGCGCGTTCTGCGACAGGCCGAAGGCGTCGGGAGCATGGCGGCCGCCGCTGAGCTGTGGAACGGCACGGCCACCAAGCTGAACCCGTATGCCTCGCCGGTCGGCGAGCGGATCCTGAACCCGTCGCCCAGCTCCGACGAGTACGTCAACCCCTACCTGGCTGGGTCGACCGCGACCACGCTGACCGGGGTGACCGACCCGATGGAGGCGCTGGGTGTCCTGGAGGAGAAGGCCCGCCAGCAGCTCGGCGGCATGCAGTGCTTCCTCCACGTGCCGGTCCGGATCGCGACCCAGCTCGGCGCGCAGATCCGCCGGGTCGGCAATCTACTGATGACCCAGACCGACGCGGTGATCGTGGCCGACCCGGGCTACCCCGGTACTGGCCCGGACGGGACTGACCCGGCCGCGCCCGGCGTCTGGTGCTACGCCACTGGCCCGGTGCAGCTGCGGTACGGCTCGATCGTCACGACCGTGCAGCCGGTGTCGGCGACCTTCAACCGGCGCACCAACATCCGCGAGGTCTGGGCTGACCGAGTCTTCGCGGCCACATTCGACCCCTGCTGCCACTTCGCCATCCAGGTCGATGCAGCTTCCGCCTGATCAGGAGGATCAAGGATGCCAGCCACCTACGACGGCTCGGGCAGCGTCTACGCGCTGGGCCTGCGCCTGACCAAGCTCGACAGCAACGGCATACCGATTGTCGGCGCGAACCAGTGCTACACGACCACGGCGCTGGTCAAGATCGAGATCGGCCTGGAGTACGAGGACGCCAAGGAAGTCACCCAGCTCAACGGCTCGGGTGACGTGTGTATCGAGTTCCAGGCGCCCTACACCCTCAAGCGCGGCACGATCTCGGGCCTTCAGATCTGCCAGCCCGACCCGAACGTGCTCCAGTTCCTACTCGGTGGCGACATCGTCAACGACAACGCGTCGCCGACCCCGAACCAGATCGGCTACCGCGCGCCACAGACCGGCGTCGAGGAAGTGCCGAACGGCGTCGCGGTCGAAGCCTGGTCGCGGGCCATCATCGGCAGCAACTGGGCCCGAACGCTGCCCTACCTGCACTGGTCGATCCCGCAGGCATATTTCCAGCCCACCGGCACGATGTCGCTGGCCGCCGACGGCTCGGTGCTGCCGGAGCTGGAGGGCTACTCGATCCAGAACCCGGGCTTCGGCTCGGGGCCGCTCAACGACATCGAGACCCCGACCGACCGCGTGTGGCAGTACGTGCGCGAGGCGACGCTGCCCGACCTGACCCAGGGCTTCCTGACGACGGTCGTCCAGACGCCTCCGACGATCGTCTCCATCGCGGTGACCCCGGCGAACCCGACGATCAGTCACACCTCGACGATCCAGCTGACCGCCATCGCGACCATGTCCAACTCCACCACCCAGGACGTGACCTCGACGGCCACCTGGTCTTCGGCCACCACGGCCGACGCCACGGTCAACTCCACCGGCCTGGTGACCGGCGTGGCCGCTGGTTCCTCGGTCATCACCGCGACCAAGACCGGCATCGCCGGCACCACCACGGTCACCCTGTCCTGATGCCCAGCAACGGTCAGCCCGCCCCGCGCAGCGAACTGCTGTGCGGGGCTTGGGCGACCGTGGATGACATCGAGGAGAACGATCGGCCGTTGCTCTCCGACGAGCAGTGGCCGGCGTGGCTGCTGACCGCGTCGGAGATCCTCTACGCCCTCACCGGCAAGCAGTGGTCGGGCAACGGCTGCTCGGCGACGGTGATGCTGCGCAACCAGCCGCCCGGCCCCGGTGAAGGCGCGTGGCCCTACTTCCGCACCTGGGGCACCTCGGCTCAGTCCTATTGGTGGTGGTCCTTCGCCGGCTGGTCCTGGTTCCCGCGCTACGTGGGCCTGCCGCCGCAGCCGATGGCCATCAAGCTGCCGCACCGCGAGGTGCAGGCCATCACGGCGGTTTACGTGGACCAGGAGCCGTTCACCGCCTACCGCCTACTGGAGTCCGGCTGGATCGAGCGGACCGACGGCCGGCGCTGGACCGAGTACACGGGCGACACCGTGATCCAGTACACCTTCGGCTGTGCCGCGCCTGAGTCCGGCGTGCGCGCCGTGGTGCGCCTGGCCGTCGAGCTGGTCCGCGAATGGCTCCAGGATCCGAAGTGCCGGCTGCCGAAGCGGACGACCTCGGTGACCCGCCAGGGCGTCACCGTCGCGATGACCGACCCGCAGGTGTTCATCAAGCAGGGCTACACCGGTCTGGACATCGTCGACCTGTGGATCCGCGCGGTGAACCCGTACAACCGCCAGCAGGCGGCCACAGTCTGGTCGCCGGACATCCCCCGCGCTCTGCGGGTACCGCCGACGCCGTGAGCGCGCTCGGTGACTGGCTGTTCTGGGAATTCGGAGCGTCGGGCACCGGATCGCACTACGGCGTCCTCTCTGGCTCGGGCAGTGACATCGGCGAGCTGGGCATCATCGGCGGTCTGTTCCTGCTGATCCGGAAGTACAACTGCCACGAGAAGGGCTGCTGGCGCTGGCCCGCCCGCCATGAGCTGGTCGACCCGGACACCCACGAGACACACCTGCTGTGCGCGAAGCACCATCCGCGCGGCGCCCCGACCCACGCGCACATCGCCGACATCGTCCGACGGATCGAGGATCGCCGGACGTGATCGCGCTGCCGGTCGGCATCGTCGTCGCCATGACCTTGGCCGTGGCCGCGATGTTCGTTGCCCAGCAGATGTGGATGCGCCGGGAGCTGGCCCGCCACCACGTCCGAATGAGGGCCATGCTGACCGCGCAACACCTCGCGCTGCGGGAAGTGCTCCGGCCCGCAGCGGGGCTACGCGACTACCCTGCTGGTCATGACGCTGAGCAGGCCATGGGACCCCTTCTCACCCCACCTCCCCGAGCCGGAGACCCTGTCTACGGAACCGGTGCTGGTGGAGCTGCACACGGGGCAGCAGATCGAGCCGGTGGTGACGCATCTGGCCGACACCGTAGAGGCGCCCAGTTCGCTCCCAGTCGAGCCGGAGCCCGTCCCGGCCCCGATCGTCCAGGCCAAGCCGACGAGGACGCGGGGGACCCGAGCGGGCAGGCAGACGACCGCACGGAAGGCGAGCCCGCGTAAGCGGCTGGACGCGGCCCTGAAGAAAATGGAGGGGCAGTGACGACCTACCCGTTCGGCTACGGCTACAACGCGCCGAGCAACGGGATCGACCTCATCACGATCCCGAAGGCTCTCCTGGCCTACGTGGTGAGCTACTTCGGGCAGGCCGGCGTGATGCTGCCGGACCGGCAGGGCATGACCGCCGGGCCGGCCGCTGGAATCGCCTTCGACTGCGAGCAGTTGACCGTGACGCTGGAGACGGTCGGCTGGGGCCGAGCGCGCGACGCCACTCAGCTCTCGCCGGGCCTGGGCAAGGAATCGTCGGTCAACTCGATGCGCCACGGCGAGTGGATCATCACCCTGGTCCGCTGCTGGTCCTCCTCGGATCCCGAGGGCAACCTGGTCGACATGGACGTGATCGAGACCCAGGCCGAGGCGATCCAGCGGGACGCGGGCCTGATGTCCCAGGCGCTGATCAACTTCGCCGCGTTCCAACAGTTCAACGACCAGGCCCCACTGCCGCCCGGGGGCAGCACCCAGGCGGGAGCGGTCAGCTTCACCCCACCCTCGGGTGGGTTCATCGGGATCAATGGTTCGTTCATCAGCACGGTGGCCGAACTCAATCCCCCGGCGCCGGGAGCGAACTACTGATGCCTCTCGTCCTGGCCAGCGTGTCCGGTTCGGTCAACACTGGCGAATACGACAAGTACGTCAACGACATGCGAGACCCGATCCGGCTGGACCTGGCCAAGCGGGCCAACAAGCTGCTGGCCGAGGCCACCAAGCGCTGCCCGGTCAACACCGGACTACTGCGATCGACAGGTCGCAAGAATGACGGCCTGGACGGCGAGAAGCCCTACACCGATGTGATCTTCGGCCAGGACGGCATCACCGACTACCTGGGCTACGTGCTCAACGGCACCCCGGCGCACATGATCTACCCGCACCCTCGGCCCAACGGCCGGCTGCGGTTCGTGGTCGGCGGGACGATCATCTACGCCCGCGAGGTCCACCACCCCGGTACCAGGGCGAATAACTTCCTAGAGAAGTCGATCCCCGCTGCCGCGAGTGCGTCTTGATCACCGGCATTACACCCGACCCGGTCGTCTACGAAGGATTGCGAGAGATCATGAAGCGTTACCGTGCGGTCAACCCGACCACGGTCAAAGCCGTCGAGTTCGAGCTGGCCGTCTACCGTGATGGCGTCGAGGAGGTCCACTCCTTCGTGGCCCGCCCGGTCGCCGATGCCGGCTCGATGCTGGCCTACACCCGCTCCGGCGACGATGCGGAGAAGGCCGCTGCCGTGTTCAAGATGATGGGCCGAATGCTGGTCAACAACGATGGCGTGGCCGCCGACTGGACGCCCGAGCCGCTGCCCAAGCCCAAGAACGCGGCGGCGAACTACCAGCCCAAGTTCCGGGGGCCGGACGGCAAGCTGCACACCCTGGACAAGGCGTCCCTGTTCACCGACCCGGCCAAGGGCTCCAGTCGGCGCCGCTGGGAACACCTGGTGTTCCAGGACGCCGGCGTGACCGTGGACATCGGCGTGATCAGCGAGATCATCAACGACCTGGCCACAGAGTCGGCCGAGGTCCCTACCAGCGCGTAGTCACGATTCTGTCGGCTACGCGAGACCCGATCTACGGGCAGTACATCCGAGGCAAGCTCGCCGTGGCGGGGATCGATTCGCGTGTGTCGCTGAAGACCTACTGCGACGCCGTGTGGGCGATCCTCGTGGACGCGCCGACCGACCGGCTAAAGTCCATCAGCGACCACCTGATCGTGGCCGAGGCGATGGCCAATCCGGACGCGGCGCGCGAGACGTGGGGCATGCTCCCGGAGCACCAGCGCGGCGCCATGGCCGCCGAGACGATGCAGATTCCGGACATGCCCTCGGGAGTTCCGACGGGGAGGTGACCGGCTGTGGTGCAGGTGATCGGCTCGGCCGCCATCCGCATCACAGCCCTCACCGACGGTCTCAAAGAGAAGATCGACACCGATCTGAATTCCGCCCTCAAGGGCGTCGATATCCAGCCTGCGGCCGACGCGTATGCCAAGGCGCAGAAGGAAATGGACGACGCGACGCTCAGTGTCGCTGATGCCAAGATCAAGGATGAGCTGGCCCAGGAAGCCCTGAGCGCCGCCGAGACCAAATACCAGCAGGTCAGCAGGACATCCCTGTCCTCGACGAAGCAGAAGCAGGCCGCGCTGGAGGCGCTGACCGCAGCGCAGGGCAAAGCCTCGACGGCTTCCGATGCCCTCTCGGCCGCCGAGTCGCGCATGAGCACCGCGTCCGACGGGGTCACCAAGGCGCAGACCGACCTGAAGAAGGCTGAAGACGATCTCACCACCAGCCAGAACAAGCACGTCGGCGTCATCAGCCAGCTGGACCTGAAGTTCAAGTCGCTCTTCTCGACGATGCTCGGCGGCCGGAAGACCACCGACGATTCGACGAGTTCGGCCGACAAGGCCAGCAAGTCGCTGGACGGCCTGAGCAAGTCGGCCGATGGCCTGAGCAGCAAGTTCGGCAGCATGATGAGCCAGTTCGGCTCGGCGGGCCCGGTGTTTGGGGCGCTCACGTCGCAGGTCGGCCTGATGGGCACGGCCATCGTCGCGCTGTCGGGCCCGGCGCTGGGTGTCCTGGGCTCCTTGCTGCCGTTGGCGTTCATTGGCGTGGGGATCGCGGCCGAGGCCAGCAATAGCAAGGTGCAGGCCGCGTTCAAGAAGACCGCCACGGTCGCCCAGCAGACGCTCCAGAAGGCGTTCGCGCCGTTCATCCCGGTCCTGGTCAACATCGCCGGGCAGGCCGACAAGCTGATCACCTCCCTGGCTCCGGCGTTCGCGGCCATCGCCAAGGCCGTGGCCCCGATGTTGCAGACCCTGGCTACCGGGGTGATGCAGTTCGTGGGGACCTTGGTCAACGGCCTCGTGCCGGTGATCAAGAGCTTCGGCCCGCTGATCTCCTCGATCGCCTCGGGACTTCAGCCGCTGGCGCAGGGCCTGATCGGGCTGTTCAAGTCGATCAACGTGCAGGGTGCGGCACAGGGTCTTGACCTGCTATTCCAGGGACTCGGCAAGATCCTTCCGGTCGTCGGGCAGTTGTTGAACGCCATGGTTCCGCTGGGCAACGCCATCCTCGGCGCGGTGTTGCCGGCCGTCGCACAACTCGGCGGCCAACTGGCCAGCGTCCTCGGGCCGATCCTGTCCAGCCTGGCGCCACTGGTGAAGCCGCTCGTCGGCGTGTTCGTCGAGCTGGCCGGTACGTTCCTCTCGTTGATCCAGGCCGCCGCGCCGCTGATCGCCCCGATCGTCAAGATCATTACCAGCATGCTGTCGATGGACACCGTGCTGGAAGCCCTTCAGCCGCTGTTCCAGGCGTTCGCCAAGGTCGTGGGCGCGGTGCTCCCGATCATCGGCCAGCTCGCCACGATCATCGCCAGCATCTTGACCAAGGCGATGGAGCAGCTGTTCAACAGCTTCAAACCGCTCCTGCCTGTGATCCAGCAGGTCGCGACCACTCTCGGAAATGCCCTGGTCGGCGCCCTGAAAACGCTAGCTCCGGTGATCACCCAGCTGATCGGCGATTTCGGCAAAATCCTCCAGGCCCTCGCACCCCTGCTGCCGCCGCTGGCCCAACTGGCCGGCGCCATCCTCGGTGCGTTGGCCCAGATCCTCGCCGCCCTGATGCCACTGATCACGAGCATCATCAACGCCTTCATCCAGATCCTGCCCTCGATCACCCCCCTAATTCCGGTGATCACCCAGCTCGTGACGGTGCTGGCGAGCATTCTGGTCCCGGCCATCCGAGATCTGCTGCCGCTGTTCAACGCCGTGTTCGGCACGGTCGCCAAGGTTGTCGGCGACGCCATGGACGTGATCAAGGGCGTCATCAACGTCGTCCTGGGTCTGATCACCGGCAACTGGAAGCAGTTCGGTCAAGGTCTCCAGGAGATCATCTCCGGCCTGTGGAACGCGGTCAAAGACCTGTTCACGGGCGCCCTGAAGATCCTCGGTGATGCGGTCGCCGCCGGTTTGCAGATCGTCTACAACCTGTTCAAGGGGCTGATCAACAACGTCCTGAACGCCCTCGGCGACGCCGGATCCTGGCTACTCAACGTCGGCAAGAACATCATCGACGGCCTGACTCGCGGCATCAGCTCCGAAGTCGGCACGCTGATCAGCAAGATCAAGCAAATCGGCGGCCAGGTTGTCGGCGCGGTCAAGAGCTTCTTCGGCATCTCCTCGCCGTCGAAGGTGTTCCACGCGCTCGGCCAGTTCCTGTTCCAGGGCTTCAACAACGGCGTGTCGTCCATGCAGCCGGCCGTCACCGCGACCATGGGCAAGATGGCTGCTGCCGCCAGCGGCGCCTTCACTCCGGTCTTCGGCAGCGACGGCGCCAGCCTGCCCGACCTGGGGTCCGCCCTCGGTGGCAGCAGTGGCGGCGCGGGCGCGTCGGGCGGCAGCGGCGGGACCGCCGACCTGCACAATGCGATCGTGGACGCGATCAGTGGGTGGCAGGTCACCATGTCAGCCAAGCAGGCGGCTACCGAGATCAACCGGGTCAACAAGCAGCAGAAGGCGAATCGCTGATGGCCATCGGAGCGAACCCTGGCAGCCAGGGCTACCCGGCCTTCTACCTCGGGCCGCTCGGCCGACTGATGGCGATCGCGGTTCCCTCGGCTGGTGCCGGCGCGTCTCCGCTCGTCTACGGCGTGCTGCACCAGAACCTGTCCGGCACGGCGACCAAGGACGTATTCGGCCAGAAGTGGTACTACCAGATCCCACTGGAGTCCCTCGATCCGCGAGCGTTCTCCTGGATCGAGATGCTGCTGCGGGGCGCGGTGGCTGGCCCGTTCTACCTGCTCGACCCGCGCCGCCGGAACCGGCTCGGCCCGGTCGTCTCCGGTTGCGGCATCAACTACGCCGCGTCCGGGGTATCTCCGTGGCAACCCGCGTCCGGCACGGTGACCGTGGTCGCGGCCAACAGCGTGCTCCTGCCGTCGCCCACGAACGTCTTCACGCCCGGCCCGACCTATGCGCTCACCTGGGTGCCGACCGCCGCAGGCGTCCTCGTGGGCGGCCGTACGCCCGTCCCGGTATTGCCCGGCGAATCGGTCTGCTTCTCGTGCTACTGCCCGACCGGATCACCGTCACTGGAGTTGGTGCCCTACTCGGCGGCCGGCGTGGCCGGGGGAGCGATCTCCGGCACGGTCAACGTGCCCGGCACCCTGGACCGCAAGTACATCAGCTACACCACCCCGACCAACGGATCCGTGGCCGCCGTCCTGCCGCAGATCCGCGCGGCCGCAGCCGGCACCTTCATCACCCAGGCGTGGCAGCTCACTGACGGCACCGTGCCCGAGCCGTGGGTGATGGGCGGTGGCATCCCCAAGGTGGTCTTCGACCAGGTGAACACGTCCGGCGCCTCGAACGGCATGGACTACCTGGGTAACACTCAGTCCGGATCCCTGACCCTCTACGAGGCGTGAATGCAGCAGTCGGGTAACACCAACCTCGCGCTAGCCCTGGCGTCCGGCCAGACGCGCAACTTCACCGTGTCGGCCAAGTTCGACTGGCTGAAGAATGGCCTGTACGCCGACCCGAACTCAGACCTGTCCGCCCTGTTCCAAAGCGCCGTGGTCGATCGACAGCTGACCGGTGACTTCCCGGACGCCATCGACATCACCGAGGGCTACGTGGCGGCCGAGATGACCATCACCCTGGAGGGCGTCCTGCCCAGTGATGGCGTCACCCCGATATGGCAGGCATTCAGCCCGTACGGCGGCGCCTACGGCACGACCGGTGCGATCAACGTCCCAGTCACCCTGGACTTGATCGTCCTGACTGCACTGGTGCCCGGCGGTATCGCGGTCCGGCAATTCACTGGCTACACCTCCGACAGCCTGCCTGACCGGTCTACCGGGGCGGTCACCGTCACCTGCTACGACCTGGCCAGCCAGCTCACCCAGGAGCAGACGCTCCAGACCTGGGCCGCCGACGCATATACCCGCGTCACCCTGGCCAACTCCTACGCCGACGCCTGGGATAGCGGCAGCACGCTGCTGAGCTGGGTGATCGAGCACGTCCTGACCAAGGGCAACGTCTGGCAGGGGCCGACCTGGAACGCGTGGGCGGTGTGCGCCTGGACGCTCAACGGCTCGGTGCTGCCCTCCATCGGCTCCATCGGCATTGAGGACCCGTTCATCGGCGACCAGGGCCAGTCGGCCACCTCGACCAACTGGACGTTCGGTTACGGGGCCTACACGATCCCGCAGTACACGCCGGCTGGCCAGCCATCGACGGTGTGGGGCGCCGGCAAGTGGGGCAACTGCTGCTTCGTCGGGGCCAGCAAGCTGCCGACGTGGCCCGGCGGCCGAGGTGTCACCTACATCGCTGGCAACGCGCACGCGCAGAGCGGCTTCTCACCCTCGGCCAGCTACGGCAGCGCCAACTCGAATCTGATCGGGCTGAGCGTCTGGGTGGACATCGATCCGACCCAGACCGGCACCACTCAGATGACCGTGTTCCTGGAGGACGCTCAGTTCAACTACCAGGGCAGCAACCAGTACCCAGCCTACGGACTCCTGACGATCAACCACGCGACCGGCGCGGTCAGCCTCACCGTCAAGAACAACGGCTGGGGCAAGACCTGGACCTGGAACGCGGGCACCAATCTCACAGCCGGCTGGCACATGGTGTACGCCAACATCCAATTCACTAGCACGGCCGTCAACGCCAACCTCTACGACACCGGCACACTGACCGCGTCGGGCAACGGCGGCCTGGCCTCGACTCTCGGCGCTCCGGTGTATTCGTTCCCGCCGTCGAGCGGCAATCTGTGCCAGATCCACTGCTCCGGGCCGGCCCAGTACGCCCAGATCTGGTTCCAGCCCAACACGTCGCTGGGCTCGATCGTCCAGCCGCCGATGACCCAGCCGAACGTGGGTTGCACCATCGACCGCAGCCTGACCCGGCTGACCTGGATGCCCGACATCAACGGCACCCAGATCTGGGACATCCTCAAGGCGGCGGCCGTTGGCGAGCTCGGGGCGATCCAGATCGACGAGCAGGGGATCGTGCACTTCAGCAACCGGGCCACGATCCAGGCCCTGAAGGTCTCCAGCGCCAGCGTGCGCACGTTGACCCAGGACGAGTTCTACAACGTCCAGCCCGAGTCCGTGCTGGCCTCGGTGGCCAACCAGATCACCTGGTCGGTGGAGACCAAGCTGGCAGCCTCGTTCACCAGCGCCTACGCCACCAGCAGCTCAGCCCAGTACCTCGTGCCGGCCAACACGACCCAGACGTGGCCGATCACTCTGGACGGTGTGCAGTCGATCCGGCTCGGCGACATCTCCTGGCACCCCGAGGCACAGGGCATCGGCAACGCCTCGAACCCGCTGGAGCCGGGCGGTGCCGGACCGGGGGGCACGTTCACCTGCAACGACTGGATGCAGATCTACGGGCCCGACTATTGGTACGACGGCTTCACCGCCTACGCGCCCGGCAGCAGTACGCCCGGCAGTTGCCCGACGGTGGGCAGCGGGATCAACGCCATTCCGGAGATCAACACCATCGGCGACCACAAGGACTCGCGCTCGATGAACCTCGTGCTGATCAACGCCAACACGAGCGGCGGTGCCCTGGAGTTCGCCGTGGACGACTCGACGCCCTTCCTGCACGTCGGCGGGACCACGGTGGTCGATCAGGGCGCGACGACCGGGGCGAGCAGCGACAGCACCAGCCAGACCACGTTCGGCGTGCGGAGCCAGGCGCTGCCCGGTGGCGACTGGCTCCAGGACGCGGTCTACACGCCGACGATCGCCAACTCCCTGCTTGCCGACGTGAAGCAGCCCAAGCCGGTCTTCCAGACCGTCGACATCGTCGGCGACCCACGCCTACAACTGGAAGACGTGCTGGACCTGTCCGACCCATTCGGGCTCGGCGCGAACATGTACGCGTCGGTCGTCGGCATCAACCGTAAGATCGACAGCTCATCGAACGGTGTCCGAGACACCCTGACCTTGCGGAGTATCTGATGGCCCAGCATGCCCAGCCGGACGGCGGCCCGCTCGGGCCCTATGCCATCTCGCTCATCCGGACGGTGGTCCCCCTGATCTGGGGCCACGCGGTGGCCTACGCCATCTCCTTCGGCATCCCCGCCAGCTTCCTGGCCACCTATCGCGACGTGGCCACCGAGGCGCTGGGTCTCGTGCTCACGACCGCCTGGTACGCGCTGTGGCGTCTCCTGGAAGTACGCCTGCCGCAGATCGACACCGACATCACCCACGTCATGACCTGGGTCGCCCTTGGTCATCCGGCGGCGCCGATCTACGCCACGGCGCCGGTTCCGCAGCAGTCGGGTAACACCGGCAACTCCACGGTGAACGTGACAATCCAGCCGCCCGCGCCGTAACCTGATCTCGATCGGTCGAGGTTCTCGCGCTCCTTACTGATCTCCTGTTCGCGGCCCCCGGTCTATGCCAGCCGGGGGCCGCATCATGTCCTGGGGAATGTCGAGGTAGCCGCCCGCCGAGGTGAGCAGCACCCACTTGCGGCAGAGGATCTTGACCGGGGTCAGGCGAGGCACCTCCCACTCAGGGATCATGAACCCGCGCTCGGCGGCCCAGGCCGGGTCTAGGTGGGCGGACGGTCGGCCGAGGTTGTGCGCCTCGTGGCACAGGGCCAGCAGGTTGGGCAGCGTGTGCACGTCGGGCTTGCGGGTGCCACCTGATCCACGCTTGCGGCGATGATGCGCGGCCCAACTGTCGCCGAGCGGCCGGCCAGAGATCTCGCAGCGACCACCGGCCCGCTCGTAGAGCGCTTCGCGAATGGGTGCCCAATTCGTCATAGTTCCACAGCGTAGCATTGTGCCCCGCTGATCAGGCGGGGTACACTTCGCACCATGACCGAAGACACCTCGCTGGCGGACCTCGCCCGCCAGTACACCGAACAGGCCGCGCCGGGGCCCGAGGCTACCGACGTGGTCATGGACAAGAGCGAGGTCGACCTGAAGATCGATCAGGTCGTGCACGAGGCGGCCACGATCCGAGCCGAAACCAAGGGGCAGACGTTGGCCGGAGTCGCTCGGGCCATCATCTTCCTGGAGGCCGAGCACGCCGTACCGGACCCGGCATACCGGTCGGAGATCACTCGGCCTCCACTGCGGGAGTACCGCCAGGAAGGTGACCGGGCCCGGCTGCGGTTCAAGCTGCCCCGCGTCGACTACGAAATGGCCCAGCGGGCGATCCGCCGGTCGGGCCGCAGCATCAGCCAGATCGTGGAGCAGGGGCTGCGCGAGTACGCCCGTACGGGTGCCATCGCCCCCGCGCCGCGAACCGAACCCAGCGAATGAAACAGGAGATCAACGTGAGCACCTCGGCCGATCAGCCAGACGCCGTCCTGGCCGCCGTCTGGGCCGTCATGAAGGAGGTCACCGTCATCGCCAAGGGTGACCGTGGCCCGAAGGAGCAGGGCAGCTACAAGTTCCGGTCCGCCGATGACGTGGTGGACACCCTCGGCCCGGCATTCCGGCAACACGGCCTGTTCCTCCAGTCCGAGGTCGTCACTGTCGACAACGAGGCGTACGTGACTACCGGCACTGACCGGCAGGGCAACGAGCGCGTCACCCACTGGTGCCGAACCCGGGTCGTCATGAACTACCAGATCACCTCGCTGGTGGACGGCAGCTCCCTGCATTTCGGGGCCAGCGGTGAAGGTCTGGACCAGTCGGACAAGTCGAGCAACAAGGCCCTCACGGCGGCGATGAAGTACGCGCTGTGCCAGGCGTTCGTCATCCCGACCGGCGACCCGGATCCCGACAGCGAATCTCCCATGGTCGACACCCCGGCCGCGCGGGCGATCGCCGAGCGTCGGGCCCAGGAGCAGGCCGCTCGCCCGCCTGCCGTGCCCGTTGCCAGCCCGGTGCCGGCACCTGCGGCCGAACAGTCCAGCCCGACTGCGCAGCCCGAGCAGGAGCGTACGGCAGCCCAGTCGTACGAGGAGAAGGCCGCGACCGTGGCCCTCACCGAGGCGGCCAAGCAGTTCGTGCAGATCCAGGAGCGCGGCGACACGCTGTCGTTCTCGCCCGAACAGCTCGACCGTGCGGCCAAGGCCCACCAGGTGGCCATCACCGGCAACCGGGCGCTCATCAACCGGGTCATCATCCAGGCCAAGGCCGAGGGCATCATGCAGGCCCCGACTCACGGTGACACCGTTCTGCACGCGGTCCTGGGCGCACTGCGCGAGGTGTCTCCGTGATCAGCGTCGAGCGCGGCCTGGTCCGGGCCTTCTACCCGGCGCACATCAGTTGCCTGGACGCGGCTGACCCGATTCAAGATCCCGAGTTCGGTCTGGTCTGCCAGGGCTGTGGCACCATCCTCGGGTTCCCGGACAAGATCGGTACCGAGGAGGACTCGGGCGCGGTGGCGACGCCCGAGGAGGCGCACGACGCCGAGGGCCTGTCCGGCCAGCGTGAGATCGAGCCCGAGCCACCCGAGGTGGGCGGCGGTGGTGTTCCGTATGAACCGGCCGAGCCGCCGCAGGAGCCGCTGGACGACAAGCACGCGGCTATCGCCGAGAGCATGACCCAGGGCGACCCGCCGTGGTCCGAGGATCAGGACTCACCGATCCAGCACGAGCCGGTCATCAACGAGCAACCACCCGACGAGGCCGATCTGCCGGCACCGCACGGCTCGGCCAGTAAGTCGGCGGTCGTGCCACAGGATCCGATCATGGCCGCCCTGGACGTGATCGACCCGACTCGGCCGTACACCCCGGCCGAGGTCGAGAGCCAGCTGGTCGACATCGAGGCCCGGCTGGATCGCGGCCAGCACTATCAGCGCGTCTGGGAGGAGCGGGCCTTCCGCACCAAGCTGGCCTACACCCTGGCCTACGAGGCCGACCTGGTGCGGATCTACAACGATACCCGGGCCCCTGCGGATATACGGCAGGCGCAGGCCAGGCAGGTGAACAGGGCAGCCTACGAGGCGATGACGCTGGCCGAGATGATGGTCAAGGCGGTCCGCGAAACGATGCACACACTGCGCAGTCAGCTCTCGGGGTACCAGTCGATCTGCCGCAGCGTGGGGGCATCGTTCAGTGGCCCACAAGGGTACCGAACGTGATCATCAAACACCCCGGCAACGTGGCCACTCGCCTGCAACTGCGCAGTCGTGAGCTACCCAACGGCTGCCGTGAGTGGATTGGAGCCCGACATCCGAGCGGGTACGGCGTGATCAGGATCGACGGCAAGAACCAGTACGCGCACCGGGTTGCCTTTGTGCTGGCCGGTGGCGTACTGGACGACAAGCTGGTACTCGATCACCTGAAGTGCGACTACCCGCCGTGCATCAGGGCTGAACACCTGGCACAGGTCACACAAGGCGAGAACGTAGCGCGTAACCGTCTCGCCACAGCGACACATTGCAAGCGTCATCACGAGTGGACTGACGAGAACACCTACCGCGACCCGAAGGGCCATCGGCGTTGCCGAGCCTGCCGGGCCGGTGGATACCGAACCTGAACAGGAGAGCGTGATGGGCAAGCTGCACGAGGACAAGGCATTCGTGGAGATCCTGGCCAGCCACATGCGGCCGGGCGACGAGGGCGCGCTGCTGCGCTTCTCGGCCGCTCTGGAGGACATGCGTAAGGGTGTGGCCAGTATCGGTGGTCACCGCGTGCGGTCGTGGCTGGCGGCCTCGGCGACCGGCACGGCGTCGGAGTACGCCCACGAGGCCGGACTGGCCGTGGTGCGGATCGACTGGGGCCAGCGACTGAAGCCGAAGTCCTGATACCTCTTATCCGGAAAGACATCTACGACCGTCCCGAATGGACGACAACAGGAGATCACGATGGGCCTGTTCAGCAAGGATGAGTGGAGTACCCGGGAGATCTCGGCGACGGAGCTGGAGCCGAAGATGCTCCTGGCGCCCGGCCGGTACCAGCAGGAGCCGCTGACCAACGTTCACCGCAAGGGTGAAGAGGTGGTGGAGGTGGTCCAGGAGGACCGGCTGATCACAGTGCTGGGCGCCGGTTCCGTGGACATGTGGAACCTGACGCCCGAAGACATCGTGGTCATCGCCCAGTAATCAACAAGACCAACAGGAGATCAACATGGCAGGCGAAACCAGCATCACCCTGGTGGGGAACCTCACCAGTGATCCGGAGCTGCGGTTCACGGGTGGCGGCGCGGCCGTGGCCTCGTTCACCGTGGCCAGCACGCCCCGGAAATTCGACAAGAACACCAACCAGTGGCAGGACGGCGAGGCGCTGTTCATGCGCTGCTCGATCTGGCGTCAGGCCGCCGAGAACGTGGCCGAGACCCTGACCCGAGGCATGCGGGTGATCGTGACCGGCTCGATGCGCCAGCGCAGCTACACCACCAAGGAGGGCGAGAAGCGCACGGTCATCGAGCTGGAGGTGGAGGAGGTGGGCCCCTCGATCCGGTATGCCACGGCGAAGGTAAACCGGGCCGCGCGCGAGGGCTCGACCAGCACCCAGCAGGCGCCGGCCGCAGCGGCGGCGGATGACCCGTGGGGTACGCCTGCGGCGACCGGGCAACAGTCCGCGTTCGATGGTCCGCCTCCGTTCTGATCTTTGATCCGAGATTGCCGCTTGTACCCCGTCGCGAGGCGGGGTACATTCGTTTCATGACCTTGAACCTGTCAAACGTGATGTTGCAGCAGAAGGCCGACTACACGCTGGCCGTGCACATCGTGCCGGTCATCGAGACCCAGCAGGAGCAGTGCGAGGAGTGCCAGCTCATCGGCGCCTACGCCAACGCCCGCGTCTCCTACACCCGCGACGAGCCCCTGGAGGGACCGGAGCGCGACGTGGCCCAGATGTGCCTGGCGTGCGTCATCCCGTTCATCGACTCCATCGACTACCTGAACACCGACATCGAGATCGACGTGGAGGTGTCCCGTGTCGCAACTGCCCGCCCTTTCTGAGACCCAGTACAACCACCTGCACCGGGTCGGTCAGACGGCTGCCAACGAGGTGATCGAGCACTACCGCAACGAGCCGCAGGGTCGAGAGCGGATCCAGCTGGAGCTGACCACCTCCGACGCGCTGTGGAACGACCCCACGATCAACTACTCGGACACCGAAACCAGCTTGGCGCTGCTGTCCGGCTACCGGGACACCCTGCGCGAATACCTGGAGCGGGGGAGCGATGCCTGAGTCGGTCGAGCAGCACATGTACGAGTCCGGCGGCCTCCGCAGCACCTGCACGGTCTGCGGCCAGATGTACGCGGCGGAGGTGCACCACGTCGTACCCGAGGGCTGGTGCCAGTGGGACGAGGAAGACCACGACTATCAGCCCGGCCTCCTGGAGTGTCGCCGCTGCGGCGCCGAGGAGCCGCCGCCCGAGGAGGACGAAGACGATGAGTGAGCTGATGATCGGCGACCGGGTCATGCCCGAGCCGCGCAGCATCCTGGCCGTACTGAAGGATCAGCTCAACGCGGCCGTACTAGTCGAGCGACAGCGGCGCGGGCCGGTCAGCGACGTGGCCGACACGTACGAGATGCACCGCAGCCTGGCCGCCGTCGAGGAGACCTGCGGGGAATACTCCCGGGCCTTCCAGGCCGTCCAGCGCGAGGCACGCTCCGTTGCCGAGGAAGAGCTGGGCGAGGTCTTCGGAGAACAGGACGGCATCCCGAACGACGGGACCACCGTGCCGTGCCCTGACGGAACCGAGGTGCGGGTTATCCGTCAGTTCGCCAACGTATGGACGGCCGACGAGAACGCGGTGATGGCGGCAGTGGCCTATCAGGTGCTGGAGACCTTCACCGAGGAGGTGGAGGGCCTGACTGAGTGTGAGGCGCAGCCGGAGACGGATGCCGCGCGGAACACCCTGGCCAATCTGCTCATCATCGCCATGCAGCGCTACAGCGAGACCGGCAAGTACGAGCCGCAGGTGACCAAGGTGAAGGCCCTGGTCAAGGAGATGGCCGGGGTACCGGCAGGTGATCGGGTGGCGGCCACGGTGGCCGCGTCCCTGAAGAAGACCCAGCAGTACAAGGGGATCAAGATCGAGCGCGTTCAACCGAAAGGAAAATGACCATGACCGAGTACGACCCGTGGTACGTGCGCAACAACCGGACCCCGAAGGGCGACGACGAGCGCAAGGCGGTCGAGGACGCTCTGCGCTGCATGGGTGCCCAGGTGGACGAGGTGAGTAGCTGGCCGACGGTGGCGGAAGTCCTCGGCCGCGAGGTGCTCCGACTGCGGACCGCGCTGGACAACGCGCCCGACGCCATGACGCCCGACGGTGCCACGGTGCAGCTGGTGGTGCCGAGCGGCCAGATGCAGCACACCCACATGATCGAGGCGCTCGTGGCCGCATCCTCGGCTCTTGCCGGCACCGAGGGTCCCGACCGACTCCGAGGCATGAAGAAGGCAATCACCCACCTGCGCGAGGCGCTGGACCTGGAACCCGAGAAGTGAAGAAGATCGAACGCGAGTTGGGGCGCTTGGCCGAGCGATACGGCTTCGGCGCCCCGGCGCGCACCTCGAAGGGGCACTTCGCGTTCAAACATCCGTCCGGCCGGACGGTCTACTTTTCCGGCACACCGGGCGACCGATGGGCGCTGGAGCGTCTCAAGCAGAAGTTTCGGATCATGAACAAGGAGAACGCGTGATGGATGACCAGCGGATCCAGGAAGCCGTCGCCCTGGCCGAACACCTGAAGAAGTGGACCGATCCGCGAATTGCGATCCTCGCCAGTGCGGTGCTGGATATGGCGGACCAGCAGTCCGACCGCACCGCCGCTGCGCAGATATCGGAGGCGATCACCATCGCTGGCGATCAGATCGGCAAGATTCGGGCCGAGTTCGTGAAGTCCCTCGTGTCAACACAACAGGTAATGATCGCGCAGCAGCCCGAACCGGTGGGCCGAGACGAACTGGCCGGGGTGGTTACGGCGGCCCATCGGAACTGGGAGGAGCACGACCTCTACGGCCACGTCGACGACTACATCACGGAGTGCGTCCAGGAACACTTCGTGGTCACCCGCAAGGTCGGTGCGTGATGGCCAGGGCTGGCACGCGAGGGACGACCAACAGCAACAAGCGCGGCAGTGCTGCGGCTCGACGGCAGCGCAAGCAGTGGTTGCTCGATGAGTTCGGCGACGGCGCCACGGCACCGTGCGCGATCGGCAAGCGCGGCATCTGCCAGGGCCGCGTCGACTTCAACACGATCTGGGTGGACCGCTGGCCGATCGCTGGCCACGAGAACGGCACCTACGCCCGAGACAACATCCGGCCCAGCTGCGGGCCGTGCAACATGAGCGACGGCGGCGCGGTCGGCCGGGCGCTCCAACTGGAGGCGTCATGACCGACGAACCACTACGGGACGCGCTGCGGGCGGTCGATCGGGCCAAGCGCTGCCTTCGGCTCCTGGCGCAGTCCCGGCTGGAGTCCGACATCAGCCAGTCGGTCGGCGGTATCGGGACCGAGCTGCTCATCATCGATTCGGCCATCAGGCAGGCCCTAGGAGCCGCGCTGATCGATGCCGTGGCAGATTCCCCCGGCAAGGTCCGTGCGGACGCTCCTGCGACCAGCAGAGCCGCAGCGCGGGCGATTCGGATCGCCTCGGGAAACCAGCGCGGCCGGATCCTGCTGGCCCTGCACAACCACCACGGCCTGACGGATCACGACCTACCGGGCGTGACGGACATGAAGCCGGACAGTGTGCGGCCACGGCGCGGCGAACTGGTCGACACCGGCCTGGTGCTCGGATCGGACGCGGTCCGGCACATCAACGGCCAGGACTGGCGGGTATGGACCTGCACGCCTCTCGGTCACCAGGTGGCCATCGAGCTGACCCGGCAGGGCATCAACGGCGCGGTGGAGATCAACCCGAGCGACTGTGTTCAGCCGGTGCCGGCCGAGGATGTGGCAGCTGATCCGGCCGACGGTGATCCGGTCCTGTTCTAGGTCAGAGCTCCGGTCTACGATCCGAGAACCGATCGAGCTACGTAGCGCCGCCGGGCAGGACCGACACCCTGGCCCGGCGACTTGCCCCGCAGCTCCCTGCACACCAGGAGCGCTGATGGCCAGCTGGAAGTCTACCGACAGTGGCCCCTAGGACACGGAAAGGCCCCCGGCCTGGAAACCGGGGGCCTGCGCCGTCATCCAACCGCTCAACCCCGACCGCCAAGTACGAGGTGAACATGTCCCCCGTTGTTGTCAGCAAGGAGAACACGATGAGCGTACCAATGCGCCCCGTCAAAGACGAGGTGTCGCGATGAGCGAGAGCTTCAGCGTCTGGCGCGGTGACATTCCCGCCGACCGATTCATGATCGTCACCAACGACTTCATGCGCGGCAAGCTCCCCGTCCCGCTGCGATCACTGGCCCGCTGCCTCCTGGGTCACCTGCTCTCGCTGCCCCCCGAATGGGAGATGTACCGGTTCACCCTCGACGAGAGCGTGCTGGAGGGTCGGGACGCGGTGGACCGCGCGCTGCGGGAGTTGGTGTCCGCCGGGTACCTCCAGCAGATCAAGATGCGCGCCGAGGGTGGCAAATGGAAATGGGCGTGGCGCGTCACCGACGATCCGACCACCCGGCCGCTGAGTCCACACCCTGGAAACCAGGGTGTGGACTCGACCAGCGAAAATGACACTAACCCGCAGGTCGGGCCATGCCCTGGAAACCCGGTCACGGAAACCCAGGGCATAAAAGAAGACGGACTTAAGAAGACTGATAAGAAGACTGATGGCGAAGCTGGCGCTTCGCGCGGAGGCGTTCAGCTCCCTCTGCTCCAGGCCAGTCCTGAACTGGCACCGGTCGTAAAGAAGAAGACCGCCAAGACGAGGAACATCACCGAGGTGGCGTACCAGGTCTGGAAAGAGAACTGGGGCATCACTCAGGAGCAGGCGCCGATCCCCGCAGCGGCCGAAGGCATCCAGGACCAGATCAAGTCGATCGCCGATCGGTTCGACTGCGATGGCGAGGCGCTCCTGTCGGCGGCCCTCTCGGCTGGCCAGCAGGGCCGCTACTCGGTGGCCAGCTTCTACAACCCAGCGCCGCTCACCGGGGCTCGCCTGAACCAGGCCGCCCAGAAGATCGCAGCCGTGGTCTACGAGGAACGGAACCACCAGTTCAACTTCATGGCCGTCCGGCAGGTAGTGAAGTCCGCCCTGGCCGACGCCCACCACCAGCCGGAGGATGTGCTGTGTGGCCTCCGTGCGCTGTTCACGACGGGCAGGCCGCCGACCAGGCAGGTGCTCGACCAGTTCGTTCGCATCGCCCACACGAACCGTCTGGCCGAGCAGGCCGGGCATGGAAAGGTTGAGCGCTGATGCCCCTCAATGCGCAGGATCTCCTGGCCGAGCAGGCCCTGATCGGCAGCATGCTGGCCGCGCCCTCGGTGGCGACCCCGGCGTTCATGACCCTTCCGGCCGCCGCCTACTTCGCCGAGAAGCACAAGGCCTTGGCTTCGGTGATCCAGGACATGGTGGCCAAGCAGATCCCGGTGGACCCGATCACGGTGCTTCAGCAGGTGTCGGACCTGGGCATCCTGGGTCGGATCGGCGGCGGCCCATACCTGATCAGCCTCATGCAGGCCACGCCGTCGGCCATCAATGCCGACTACTGGGCCGAGTGGCTGAGTGAGCTGTACGGCCGGCGCCTGCTGCACGAGGCGTGCGAACGCGAGATGCAGCGCCTGGACGCCCTGGGTGAGGCCGGAGAGCGGACCGGTGTGGCCGACTCGGTGAACCGGCTGCGGTCGGAGATGGAGGACGTGCTGGCCTATTCGGCTGGTAGCCGCGCGGAGCAGGTCACTTCGATGGCCGACTTCCTGGAGCAGATCAGCTCGTGGGACTGGATCGTGCCGGGCCTGTTCGAGCGTCGCGACCGCCTCGTGGTGACCGGCGACGAGGGCGGCGGCAAGTCGATGCTGATGGCCCAGATCTCCTGCGCGATGGCGGGCGGTATCCATCCGTTCACCTCGGCACCGATCCCGGGTGATCCGGAGATTCGGGTGACGATCATCGACTGCGAGAACAGCGCGGGCCAATCTCGCCGCCGGTTCCGGGACGTGGTGCGGCGGGTCAACCTGCTCCGCGAGACGTTCGGTCTCCCGGCGGCCGACTGGACGAAGCGGATGTCCATCGAGTTCCGGACCGACGGGGTTGACCTGATGGCCGCGCACGATGTCGCCTGGCTGGAGCGCTACGTGGCCGCGACCACGCCGGACGTGTTGGTGATCGGGCCGCTTTACAAGCTGCACCACGAGGACATGAACAGCGAGCCGGCCGCACGGGCCATGGTCGGCGTGCTCGACTCGATCCGAGCCCGACACGACTGCATGATCCTGACCGAGGCGCACGCTGGCCACGGCAAGAGCGAGAGCGGCAAGCGGCTGATGCGGCCCAGAGGCTCGTCGCTGTTCCTGGGCTGGCCGGAGTTCGGGTTCGGTATACGCGGAACCGATCAGCAGGGGTGCGCCGAGTTCGTACCCTGGAGAGGTCAGCGGGAACAGCGAGCATTCCCGCAGCAGATGTGCTGGGGTCACCGGGACGCCCTTCCCTGGAAGCCCTCGCAGGAGTACTTCGACGAGCCCGACCCGGGCTGGAGGGGCTGAACAGGAGATGACCATGACCGGAGTACTGAACGTCGGCGATGAAGTGTTCGACGGTACGAACCATCCGAGCAGCGCGACGGTGGTCGCGGACAAGTTCGCGGGCGCCGCGCTCTACCTCGGCACCCCGGCCAGCGCGCTGGGCAAGGATGTGACGGCGGCCCAGTACAGCGACTACGTGAGCGCTGGGCTGTTCATGATCCTCATGTACGAGAACCTGGCGACCGACATCAACAGCGGCGCGGCCGGAGGTGCTGCGCACGCCCAGGACTTCTGGAACGACGCGGTGACCAAGGGGACGGGCGGCTACTGGCCAGCCGAGTGCTGCATCGACGAGCACCTGGCGGCCGACCAGCTCGGGGCGGCGGCGGCCTACGTGGCCGGGTTCCACAACCAGCTCCGCGCGCTGGGCTGGAGGGGGATGGTCGGCGTCTACGGCTTCCCCGAGGTGACCGCCTATGTGGCCGCCCACGCCCCGGTGGACTTCTACCACGGCTGCGGCAGCCAATCGGCGCAGCCGTCCGGCCTGATCCACCTCTGGCAGGACAACAACACCTCGGCCACTGTCGGCGGTGCCAAGGACGACGTGAACCACTGCTGGAAGCCGCTCAGCATCTCCGGCAGTGTGACTCCGCCGGTGATCGTGCCGGCGCCGCCGGCCCCCTCGGGCGGGGCGAGCGGCAAGCTACCGGTGGGTACGGTTCTGCGGCCGGGCTCGACGGGCAACGCGGTGCGCATCCTCCAGACTGCGCTGAACGTCCAGTACCCGCTGTACTCGAAGCTCACCGTGGACGGCGACTACGGTCCCAAGACCGAGGCCGTGGTCAAGACCTTCCAGTCCAGGGCCCACCTGTCCGTGGACGGCATCGCCGGTCCGCAGACCCTCGGCGCTCTACACCTGCTGTGACCGCCCGCGTCGCCGACACGGCGCAGATGAAGCTGGCCAAGGCCATGACCGAGGGCGGTCTGCAAGCGGCGATCATGGCCTACGCCAAGCTGCGGCACTGGCGCGCCGTGCACATCCGGCCAGCCAGGATGAAGTCCGGGCGCATCGCCACCCCCTACGAGGGCGACAGCGGCCTACCGGACCTGATCCTGGCCCGCGATCAGCGCGTGGTCCTGGCCGAACTGAAGCGGCAGGCCGACTGGCAGTGGAAGCCAGGCCAGCAGGAGTGGCTGGCCGCGTCCGGCGGGTACCTGTGGCAGCCGATCGACTGGCTGGATGGGCACGTACAGGAGGTGCTCGACTAGGCTGGCCAGGTCCTATGTAACGGTCGCACCGCTCGGTTCCTCATCCGGGACCATCAGCCGGGTGGCAATGCGGCACCGTACGGCCCCGAAGGTCCTTCTCCGGCCCTCGGGGCCGCTGCATGTCCACGATCTCCAGCGCCCCGATTCGGCCAGCCCTTAGTCTGCTGCCGTGGCGACGGTAACCAATCTCATGATCGACGGCCAGGGACGTGGCCTTCGCGAGGTGACCGTACGAATCAGCCTCGTGGCGCCACTGAACCCGTTCCTCCTCAACGGAACCGGCGAGGTGTCACAGAAGGTCGCGGTCGACACCGACGAGTCCGGCGTCTGGACGGCCACGCTGCTCGGTAACGACCAGTTCGAGCAGCCGAATACCTACTACCTGGTCGATGAGACCGAGGCGCCCAGTGGGCTCACCTGGGCGATCCGGGTGCCCAACGACTCCGGCACGTACAACCTCCGCGACTTGCTGATCACACCGCCCGACGGCGGCGGGACGATCCCGGGTGCGATGAAGCTCGGCGATCTGGCCGACGTGGACACCTCCGGCGAGGTTGCTGGCGACGTGCTCACCTACACCAGCAACGGCGAGTGGCAGCCCGTCACGCCCGAGGTCGAGCCGATCGAGTTCCCGGTGACGAGCCCGCAGGCCACCTGGATCTGGCAGCACAACCTCAACCGGTACCCGGTGATCGCGGTGCTCAACTCCCAGCGTCAGGTCGTCCTCACCTACGTGGAGTACCTGGACCTGAACTCCCTCCAGATCGACTGGGGAATGCCCATGACCGGCTATATCGAGGCGAGGTAGGCAATGCCCAACAACATCCCCATCGGCGGGCCCGTCGACCACGCGAAGTTCGCCAACTTCAACTTCGTGGCCGAGTCGGTGGGTACCCTGCCTTCGGTCACCTCGGCCGACATCGGGCGCCTGGTCCAGCTGGCCACCGACGGCAACCTCTACATCTGCGACACGACGCCCGCATTCCGGCTGATCGACGCGCGCAACGCGACCAACGCCGCGACCGCGACCACCGCGACCTCGGCTACCACGGCCGGCACGGCGACGAACGCGACCAACCTCAACGGGCAGCCAGCGAGCTTCTACACCAACTTCGCCAACAGCACCGGCCAACGCACGCACACGGCGATCAGCGACTTCGATACGCAGGCGATCGCCGACGCGCAGGCCCAGCGGCTCGACCAGTTCGCCGCGCCCACCTCGGCTATCAACGTCAACAGCCAGCGGCTGACCGCAGTCGGTACGCCGAGCACCGGTACGGACGCGGCCAACAAGACCTACGTCGATGGCGCCGTGGCGGCCGCGCAGGCCGGCATCGACATCAAGACCAACGTGCAGACGGTGGCCGTCGCCAACATCACCCTGAACGGTCTGATCACCGTCAACGGGTACACCGTGCTCGCTGGCGACCGGGTGCTGGTCACAGCCCAAACCACGGCCACCCAGAACGGCGTCTACCTAGCCAGCTCTGGCTCGTGGGCCCGGGTCACTCCGCAGGAGGAGAACCCCGGTTCGCTGTGGTACGTCCAGCAAGGCAGTTCGGCCGGCCAGCAGTGGGTCTGCAACAACACCGGCACCGTGACCATCGGCACCACGGCCGTGTCGATCATCCAGTTCGCGGCCTCGGTCGTCTACCACGCCAGCTCCTCGATCGGCATCGACGGCAGCAACAACATCACAGCCACGGCGGCCAGCGGCGGCGGCATCAGCACCACGTCCGGCATCGCCGTCGACAGCACGGTGAGCCGCTCGGCCAGCGTGGCCGTGCCGGCGCCCGGCTCCGGCACGGCCGTCAACATCACCTCGCCGTTCACCCCGGCCAGCGGGCGACGCCTCCAGGTCGCGGTCTACCGGAACTCCGACAACGCCCAGGTCATGTGTTACGTGGCCAACGCGCCCGGGTCCGCGACCGTGACGCTGGACTTCGGCGTGGCGCCAGTGGCCTCCCAGTACACCGCCGAGATCAGGAGCTGATCATGCCCAGCAGCGCGCCGGTTGTCGCGCCGCTGGACCTCGGCAGTCTGCTGGGACACAACCTGGCCGACCCGGCCAGCGCGCAGGACGTGGCCACCAAGCATTACGTGGACGGCCAGGTCATCGTCTCCACCTGGACCAACCTGAACAACTCCACCAACCAGGCCATCGTCTACCCGGTCGGCACCCGGCTCTACGAGACGGACACCGGGTTCACCAAGATCAGCGACGGGCTGACCCAGTACCAGGCGCTGAACTATGTCCGCAGCCCGAACATCTGGACCCCGGCCACCCAGGGGCTTACGGCGGCCACGCTGGACGGCGCGGGCGCCTCCAGCAACAGCGGCGTGACGACCGGCCGGCCGATGTTCATGCCGACCCGGATCGATACCTGGCAGGCCAGTAACACCCTGTTCACCGGCTACGTGAGCCAGGCCAGCACGATCACCGTCACTAACACCTACCTGGGTGTCTACGACGGCGACACGGGCGCGCTCCTGGTCAAGACCCCGGACATCTCCAGCCAGTTCGTCACGTTGGCCAGTGGCAACGGCACGCTGGTCAAGTCGACTTTCGATTCCAGTCTGGCCTCGACGCTGACCAACCTGCCGATCGGCAAAAAGATCTACCTAGCCCTGCTGATGAACTACACCGGCTCCGGCACGCTGCCGCAGATCATCTGTGATCGGCTGCTCGGTACCGACCTGATGGCCACCATTACTGGAGCGATCCCCCGGCTGTACACCAACAGCAGCGGCTCCACGATGACGGCCCTGCCGAGCACGCTGCCCACCCTGGGCACCACGACCGGCAACGAGCTGTGGTGGGTGGGACTGAGCCAATGACCAACAACCTGCCCGTGGTGGCGCCGTTCGACCTGACCAGCCTCCTGGCGCACAACCTCCAGGACCCGGCTGCCGCCCAGGACGCGGCCAGCAAGAACTACGTCGACAGCAATACCGGCGTGGGCTACTACACCGAGTGGAACCTGGCCACGTCTGGCTACGCCTCCGGCGCTTGGCACCTGCCGATCACTGCCAGCTCGACGCCGAACGTCGGTACGGCGAAGGGGCTCACACTCAGTGGCATCCAGAACAGCGTGACCCTTGGCCCTGGTACCTGGGACTGCCAGATCCACTGTTTCGCGACGGTCCAGTTCATTGCCGCACTGAGCAACACCACGGCCACCACTCCTTCGGGCACCGTTCCTTACACCTCGGTGAGCCCCGGCCTACCGTCCGGCTCGGGCTGGTGTGCCGGCTGCGCCAACCGAAAGATCATTTCTACGTCAGGCTCGCCGGCCGTAGTCGTGCCCTGGGTCTTCCTAGCCAGCGGGACCACAGTCAACTACGCATACATCGCGTTCCAGAAGACCAGCGCCTGACGTTGCAGCGTTGAGACATCTACTCCGTCTCGGGCGCGGGTTACTATCCGTTCATGCGCGAACAGGTGAAGATCCTTCGGACTCGCTGGGTCCCGATCGACTCGGTGACACCGCACCCCGAGAACGCCCGCCGAGCCGACACCGAGCGGATCCGGCAGTCCCTGGAGGATCACGCCCAGTACGCCCCGATCGTGGTGCACGACGAAACGAAACAGGTGATCGCCCATAACCACGTCTGGGCCATCGCCAAGGAGCTGGGTCACCCGAAGATCTACGCCACCTTCGTCGAGTGCAGCACGGCCAAGGCCAGGGCCGTGCTTGCCGCCGACAACCGGACATCGGACAGTGCCGGCTACGAGGACGCGGCGCTACTGGAGCTGCTGAGCAACCTCGACGACACCGGCCTACTCCTGGAGGGCGGCTGGGATGGCGGCGCGCTCGACGAGCTGCGGACCGCCCTGGAGGGCGATGTGGCCCCGGCGACGCGGCTGGATGACGGCTCGGTGGACAGCGACCTGCGCAACGTCCGGTCGTCCGAAGTTCGTAGTATCACGATCACCGTGTCCGATTCGGCGTACGCGCGCCTGATCGAGCAGCTCGATCACCTCCAGGCGCACTTCGAGACCGCGAACTACTCGGACACCGTCGTTGCGGTGACCAACGAGTACATGGACCAGATCGGACGCCAGTAATGATCATCGTCATCGGCGCCGGCATCGCCGGATCCAGCCTCGTCCACCACCTCGACGAGCGCGGCATCGAGTATCGGCACTTGGCCAGCGCGGACAGTGCCAGCACTACCTCGGTTGCCCTACTGCGGCGCGGCTACCACCACGGCGACCAGCTAGCCCTATTCGACCGCTCCCTGGAGCTGCTGAAGAAGTGGCACACCCCCGTGCGGCAGGGTGGCCTGGTCACCAACTACCGGACGCCGGACCGTGCGCCTCGACATGAGGACGACTGGTACCTGGTCAACCCCCTGAGCCCGCTGCTCAACGCGGAGTTCCGAGGTGAGGCCCGACCGGTCTCCACCGATGGCGTCCTTCTGGAGGGTCCCGAGGGTGAGCGGTTCTGGCGCGGCCAGGTGATCTGGGCGACCGGTGCGGCCCTGCATCCCGCCGGCCTCACCTTCGGCGTGACCTGGATACACGATCGGCCCGACGTGCTGAACTCGGTCGACGAGCTGCGGCTGCACCACTACGCGCCGTACAAGACCATCGCCGCCGCGTGCGTCAACGGGCAGGCCCGGCTCGGCTCCTCCTCGGCCAGGACCGACGTGGGCGCGATGGAGCAGGCGAAGAAGATGCTCCAGGCCGCCTACGAGGTCGGCATCATCAACAGCCTCACCGGCTGGACCGCCGAGATCGGCATCCGCTGCAAGGGTGTCGAGGCGCAGCCGCCGTGTGGCCAGTACTTCGGCGGCTTCCATCGGACCGGCTACGCCATCGCGCCGGCCGCAGCGGAGAGGCTGGTGGCCGCGCTGTGACCCACGTGCACCTGATCGTCGGCGAGCCGGGCGTGGGCAAGTCCTGGCTGATGGACCGTCTCACGGAGGGGTATCACCGCATTCAGGTCGACGGGACACCGAGACGAGAGTGGGTCTCGCGCGTGCCCGAGATGAAGGATGCGCAGATGGCCGATATCGCGGCCGTGGAGCTGGGCGCCCGCGCCGGCAAGCACCCCGAGGGTTACCCGGGCACCGACGCGATGAGCATGACCGCGATTGTCGATGTCGAGCGCTGGCTGACCCACATCACCATGTCGAAGCCAGTAGTCGCCGAAGGTGCGCGGCTCGGTGTCCGCCGGTTCGCCGACGTGTGTGCGACCGCAGGTCACCACCTGCACGTCTATCACCTCGTGGATCCGGATCGCGCCGCAGCTCAGCGGCTTGCGCGCGGCTCGAACCAGAAGGACAGTTGGATCAAGGGAGCCCGAACCAGGGCTGAACGGTTCGCGATGTACGTGCAGGAGCAGCGCCTGGGCGAAGTGCAGCACCTGACCTGTCCGCCGGAGCAGGTGCTGGCCGTACTTCGTCGCGAGACGGGGCTGTGACTTCTCGCCCTGTCGCGAGAACGTGGAGGTGACGCAATGCCCCCCCGTCCGAACAAGCTGGCGCACAAGGAAGCGGTCAAGGAGCCGGCCACCGTCACGGCCCTGCGGGTCATCAACGGTGCCCGGGTGGTCGAGCTGGTGGCGTCGGGCCTGACGATCGACGCGGCGGCCAAGCTGCTGAAGATCAACCGGAATCAGGCCAGCAAGCTCCTGCACGACACGCTGGCCGACACGCTGGCCGAGCGGCAGGCCGACCGCGAGGCGGTCCTGGCTCAGCAGCTGGAGGGCTACCGCCTGCTGAAGCGGGCCTGGATGCCGGTCGCCCTCAACCCGGCGCACGAGAAGGCGTACCAGGGCGCCCGGATCATCCTGGACGCGATGGACAAGGAGAATCTGCTGCTTGGCCTCAACGCGGCTATGAAGATCGAGATCTCGAACAAGAGGGTCGCCGAGACCGTGGCCGATGTGGTCGAACTCCTGGAAGACACCAGCGCCGACATGCCGATGATTCTTGAGGCCGAGCAGTGACCTACGCCCGCGCCGAGGTGAGCCTGGAGGAGACGATCCGGCAGAAGCTGGATCAACTGAACCCTAACGAGCGACGCCTGGCCGAGATACGGCTGGAGCGCATCGTGAAGCGGCGCCGGGCCGTGCGCGAGTTCCGCAGCCCCGGCCACGTGGCCAAATATACGAACCCCGACGTGGTCCAGACCGAGATGATGGTGGCCCTGGACAAGGCCGTCATCCAGGCCGAGACCGGCATGCAGCGCCGCTGGGTGATCTCGACCCCTCCGCAGGAGGGCAAGACCATGCGGCTCGGCACGGCCACGCCGCTGTGGCTGTTGATCCGCGACCCGTCCCGCCGCATCGTCGTCGCCTCCTACGAGCAGGGCCTGGCCGCGCGGTCCGCGCTGGCCGTCCGGCAGCTCATCGAGTCCTATGGCGGCGGCTACAAGGGTGACCGGGCCTCGGCCCGGCAGGAAGACCACTTCGGCCTACTGCTCGACCCCGACCGGGCCCAGCAGACCAACTGGCAACTGGCCGACGTGCCCGGCCGGATCAACGGCGGCATGACGGCCGTCGGTGTCGGCTCCTCGTTCACTGGCCGCTCGGCCGACATCTTGATCGTGGACGACGCGGTCAAGGACCCGAAGGCCGCAGACAGTGCCCTCCAGCGGCAGGTGCTGTGGAACTGGTGGCAGGCCGTGGCCACGACCAGGCTGGCCGGTAAGGCCATCGTCATCGTCATTGGGACCCGCTGGCACGAGGACGACCTGCTGGGCCGGATCATCCGCGAGGACGAGAAGGAACCGACGCCGGAGTGGTCCCGGCTCAACATTCCCGCCCAGGCCGGCGCCGACGATCCGCTGGGCCGCAAGCCCGGCGAGTACCTGCGCAGCGCCCGCGAGGGCCGCGAATGGGTCAAGATTCGCCGCCGCGTCGGTGAGCGCTGGTGGGCCGCGATGTACCAGGGCAACCCGCACCCGATCTCCGGTGGCGTGTTCAAGCAGGAGTGGTTTGACCGCAACCGCGTCAAGGAGGCGCCAGAGCTGGCCCGGGTCAGCGTGTTCGTCGACCCGGCCGACAACGAGGGCGGTGGCGACGAGGCGGGCATCGTGGTCGCCGGCAAGGGCTACGACGAGGACCACTACATCCTGGCCGACCGGTCCGGCGCCATGACGGCCGGCCGCTGGCTGCGGGTCGCCTTCCTGGCCGCCCTGGAGTTCAACGCCACGGAGATCGCCTACGAGCAGTCCCTGTCGGGCCTCAAGCGCACGGCGCGGCAGACCTGGAAGGACATGGTCCGAGAGTTCCGGGTGCTGAACAAGCTCTACAAGCCGCTGCCGAACACGCCTCGGCCCAAGCTGCCGCCGGTCGACCTGCTGACCAAGGCGGTCACCCTGCTCGTGCGCGACGACGCGACCGCAACGGACCGGGTGAACCAGGAGCACAACCTGATCGAGATGTGGCCGTTCGTGCCGGCCGCGCTGGAGCTGCCCGCCATCGGCCTGCCCATCCGGGCGTTCCCGGCCAGGGGTTCGAAGACCTTCCGGGCCCGGATGATCGCGCCGACGTTCGAGGGCGATCACGTCAAGCTCCTCGGTCACTTCCCCGAGGCCGAACACCAGATGATCACCTGGCAGGAGTCGCAGAAGTCGCCCGACCGGATGGACGTGTTCGTGCACGCGATCACCGAGCACAGCAAGATCGGCGGCCCGGTCGACATGCGGGCCGCGAAGGGCGGGACGACGATGCGCGCGGCCGGCAGCGCCGCACCGAAGGAGTACCGAGGCGACAGCATGCGCGACGTGGTGCGCAGGATGCGGACAGGGCGGTGACCATGGAAATCAGACCGCAGTCAGAGACCTATCACCCCGAGAATCGGCGGAGCCAGATCCGATCGATCCAGCTCAACGTCGAGATCATGGACCAGGGCCTGCGGGTCAGTCTGCCGGTGGCCCAGGGCTGGGCCGCGTTCGCCTCGTCGCCACACTCCCTCGTGGCCGCCGTCAAGGCCGCCTTCACCGAGGCCGAGATTGCCGCGTACGCCCAGTGGCGGAACGGGACCTACGACCTGGCTGACACGGTGAGTCGGGACGACCCCGACCCGATCGTGGCCGCGCCACCGAATGAGATCAGCCGGCACCGACCGAAGACGAGACGCGATCAGTACAACCCGGCCGACTGGAAGGTGGACGGCATGGGCCGGTACGTGAGTCCGACGGGCCGCAGCTACGCGCCGGACAGCTACATGGCGAGCCGGATTCGGGCGATGTGGGTGAAGCATGGGATCAACGGCGCCGCGTAACGGTTGTGCCCCGTTGAGCGTGCGGGGTACATTGGGTCCATGACCGATGACGACCGACCGAAGTCAATCCTCGAACTGCCACCGGAGTTCGCGCGCGAGGTGGTCCTGGATGTCGCCCTGCTCCCCGACGCGCTGCTGAACCACCTGTTGGTGACCATCGACCAGGTCATCACCGTCCTGCATGCTACCTACCCCGACCAGCTGGCTGTCGAGCACGAGGACGAGCACCTGATCGTCTACCGCACCAAGGACACCGGCGAGCAGATGCGCATCCTGGAGTCCCTCCAGAACCAGTACGACCGTAACGGTGAGTCCCATGGCGACCTGTGACGTGTGCGGCGAGCGCGAGGCCGCCGGGGTCGGTGCGATGCCCGGTGTGCCGATCAGCTTCGCCTACTGCAAGGACTGCCTGCGAGCCAACGCCCACCCGTACGTGATCGTCGTGGCCAATACCGCAATGCTCGGCGGCATGGCCGAGGCCGCGCCGTGGTGGCAGCAGCTCGTGGACGACACCCTGACTCACCTCCACAAGTCGCGTGAGCGGTTCGACGGCGACGTGTCGGCCGAGATCGCGATCATGGCCGAGGAGGAGCACCGGGCGAACGCCGAGTTCGCGGCGACCGATGAAGGGCAGCCGTGCGTGCCGGGTTGCGTCGGACTGCATGAGCACCCGGAACGGGGTGAGTTGTGATGGGTGACAGCGGCAGCACCAGCAAGGCGTACATCGACCGCCTGCGCGTTGAGAGCGTCAACGCGCTCCTGGAGACCGTGGCCGCACTGGCCGACCGGGTGTCCGTTGCCTCGAACCTCGACGATGTGGATCACGTCTACGTTATCGAGGACGTGCTGTGGCACCTGGACGTGATCGCTGGACGCATCCCGCCGCGAGGACAGAAGGTGGACTTCCCATGATCCTTTCGTGCATTGCCTTGGGCGCAGCTCTCGCCTCTCTCGTCCTGGCCATCGTGGCTTACCGGGGGACGAAGTGAGCTACTTCGACGACAACGAGGACTACCTGACGGGTCTGCCTCGGCCGATCCGGTCGGAATACGTGCAGCAGCCGGCACCGCGCGCCGAGGGCGACGAGTGCAAGCACGAGCTGCCGCGCAGCATGTGCGCCTGGTGCAACGGCAGGCCGGTGGACCGCGAGGTGGAGCAGCTGCTGGGTGGTACCGATCGACCGGGGTCCGACAAGGACCAGGCCGACCTGGAGACCAGGGTGGCGATGTATCAGGGGACCTGCAACCGGTGCCATGAGCCGTTCGAGGTGGGTGCCACCATTGGCTGGTCCCGTTCGCTCCGGATCACGGTAGGTCCATGCTGCTGGTCCCCGACCGAGAGCAACGCGGGTGGGTGGTCCTCGTGATGGCCCGGGGCCACTCGCTGCACGGCGCGATCGTCGGCCTGGCACTCGCGCCGTTGGCGTGGCACCTCGACCCCGGCATGGGTCCGGTACTGGGGTCCGCCGCCTGGACCATCGGTACCACGATCGGTTCACTGGTGCCGGACCTCGACCACCCGAAGTCCAGGCTGACTCACGCGCTGGGACCGGTCACCTGGCTGATCAACAAGGTCCTGGTCCGGCTGTCGAAGTCGGTCTATTACCTCACCAGGAGCAACCAGGACTACCCGGACACCAACGGGCACCGGTGCTTGACCCATACCCCCGTGTTTGCCGCTGTGCTGGCTGCTGCCGTGAGCTGGGGGCTGGCGGCTACCGACGCGCGACCGGCCGCTGTTCTCGTGGGAGCGGCCCTGGGGACCGGGTGTCTGGCCCATCTGTTCGGCGACTCCCTCACCAACTCCGGCGTGCCCTGGCTGTGGCCACTCAAGAACCGCAGCACCGGCCGCCGCTGGCAGCACTACGGGATCCCGAAGGTGATGCGGTTCGAGACCGGCGGCGGGACGAGCCATGGCAAGGCGCTCACCTGGAAGGCGCACGGCGAGCACATCGTCACCGCCGCATCCATGGGTCTCGTGGTCGCGGTGCCGGCGTTCTACCTGGTCGCAGGGTGGGGGATATGAGCCCGGCCTGGGTGCTGGTCATGCCGATCGCCGGTCTGGTCATCACCGTGCTGGTCGTGCTGTTCACGGTGTCCAACCTGATCCGGGATGGCATCCGGCGGCGGGTCGGGCCATGGCGTGGGACCTGGATCTTGAACAACACCCCAAGGTCGCAGCCGCACCACTGCCGTCTCCCGCGTGCCAGCTCTCGCAGGCGACGTGACCAGTGGCGATGCGAGACCTGCGACCGGGTCTACAGGCAGCACGCGGTGCATGGGGGGTTCGGAGATGTGTTCTGGATCTGGAAGGAGCGCGGATGAAGATCAGCGGAGAGATGGCCACCTATGAGCTGCGCCTGGAGGACGTGGGCGTGGTGATGAACCGGTGGGATGAGGAGTTCCTGCCGGCCAAGGCCACGGCCTACTGGAGCAAGGACGAATCGGGCACCTGGGTGATCGAGGTCGTGAACATCAGCGGCCCCGGCATCCTCAAGAAGACCGGCGAGCTGGGCACACGCACTCGGACCGAGTGGTACGACGCCAAGACGGTGACGGAGCTGCCGGGGGGCCTGTGGGCGCAGATCCTGGCCAACAAGCCCCTCAACGGCGTGGTGGCAGCCGAGGTCGCCTTCGTCGACTGAGACAGCCAGAGACCCCCCTGACTGATGTCGCTGGTCAGGGGGGTCTCTCTGTGTCCCGGTGGGCCAAACTGGAGCCGGTCCAAATCTACCGGACCGTAGGTCGATCTTACACCTTGTATCCGCAGGTCAGGCGCTATGTTGATGTTGAACGAAGATCGTTGATCTCAGGTCGCACGGACGCCTGCGCCCATTATGCGCGGTCGTCCGTGCGAGACATGCGACGCGACACGTCACGCGGACGCTTGCGCGCGCACGGGCTCGGGCCCGCGCATCCATGTGCCCGCGAGCGCGTGCGCTTCACCCGCGTCGCGGGCCTGCGCGAGGTGTCGGTAGACGGTGGCCCGGGCGACTCCGGCCCTGGTGGCGATGTCATCGGCCTTGCCGGGGCCTTGGTCGAGGACGGCGAGGATGTCAGCGTGGGTCTTGTCGGCACCTTCGGCGGGGATGTCGATGTCGTCGACCTCGGGCACTGCGGCGCCGGCCCCGGTGAGGGCCTTCCAGCCCTTGGGCTCCATGCGCCGTTCGAGCCGGGCCGCAGCGTCGATGTGGGCTTTCACGTCCCTCTGCCGCACGTAGAAGCCCTTGGCGATGTTGGCGGTCTTGTGCTCGCTGTCCTGGAGCAGGTACTGGCCGATCTTCAGGCCGTGGCTGTACCAGCCGTAGCGCTTCTGGTCGCCCCACAGCACCGAGGAGGCGTGCTGGTCGAGCATGAGGCTCACGATGGCCGTGAGCTGGGACTGGAGCTCCTTCGCCCCGGTGTCGGCCTTGCTGCCGTTCTGGCAGGCCAGGATGAGCTTGCCGCCGCACTTGCGGATCCTCTTGCCGATTCGGCCGATGAGGGCGAGCCACTTCGCGCCAGCTTTGCCCAGGTCATTGGCCTCGGCCACGAAGTCGGGGTACTCGTCGATGATCACCACGAGCCAGGGGGTGTCCACGGAGGGCTCGATCACGTCGGACTGCTCGCCCGGCCGCAGCGAGCTGTCCCGTAGGTCTTCCTCGCGGCTCTCGATCCAGGCCATGATCCGGGTCAGCATCACGCAGGTCGACTCGAAGTCAGTGGCCAGCGGCAGATCGAGCACCGGCTGCCACATGGCCAGGGTCGCGCCACCAGCCATGTCGGCGGCGATGATGTGGCAGTCCTGCATCGACGACAGCCAGATCATCAGGGTGCGCAGCCAGATCGACTTGCCGGAGCCGGACGCGCCGACCAGCAGGGTGTGTTGGAGGCGGTAGGGGTCGTCGTTGCCGTCGGCGTGCAGGCCCATCGGGAAGCGCGCATCGGTGCTGACCAGGGTGATCGAGCCGGGCGTGGGCATCGGGTGCGGGATGTTGCCCTTCCACGGGTCGCGCGGCAGGAACCGGAACTGGACTTGGCGGGCGTTCTCCGCCACCGGCAGCAGGTAGACGCTGCTCAGGCGCATCCCGTAGAAGCTGGCGAGCTGGTCCATGGACTCCGGCCGGCCGGCCATCGCGGCCGTGGCACCCTCGCGGAGCCGGACGGTCAACAGGGACTGGCCCCGGTTGCCAGTGGCCCCGACAACTTTGGACCCGTGCAGCTCCCGGATCGGACCCCGGTCCTTGTTCGACAGGATCCGCCAGCGCCGCGCGTACCGGTCCGAACGGCCCGCGACCCGAATGCGACGGTGGTACCACCAGACGCCACCGAAGCCGACGGTACCGGCCAGCCACCAGTACTCCGTGATCGTCGAAGGACCGGCCCCGACACGCAGGGCCAGCCAGCCGCCGAGGGCCGCCGTGAAGGTACCGACGTAGATCCGCTCCGGTACCCGGTCCAGGACGCCCTTGCGGCCGGCATCCACCGAGTCCGGTACCACCCACATGATGGCCTTGGACCACGGTCCCGAGAGCCGAGGACCGAGTACCGCCAGCGTGGCACCGCAGATGGGCAGTACCAGGGCCACCCACCAGGTCCAGCTGGCACCGAAGCGCCAGATCAGGGCCACGATCTCGGTACCGGTACCGAACCAGAGCGGCGTGAGGAACCGGCGCCAGCGCCACGACAGGTGGGCGATACCACGACCGATCGGCCGCAGGATCCACCGGAAGACCGCGTACATCACGATCCCGGTGACGATGCCCTCGCCGAACAGCTTCTCCAGGGGGTGTTTGTCGCTCATGCCGACTTCTCCTTGACGGCGCGGGCAATGTTGCCCGCTCGGTTGGTGCCGAGGCCGTACGCGGTTGCGATGGCCCGGCGTGAGGTGAGTCCTTCGTCCATGGCGCGCTGGATCAGATCTTCGTCGGACAGGTGTGCGTGGCTGGCCCGCTCGACCGGTGCCGAGACCTCGGCTGCCTCGCGGCGTGCCGGCTGCACCTTGGCCGGGGCCGGGTCAACGGTGGCCGGGTCGAACTTGCCGGGCTGCTCGTCGGTGATCCTGGGCATGATCTGGGTGCGCTCGGCGTCGTTGTCGGGCACGTTCACCGGGAGCGGCTTGACCAGCTCGGGCGCGGTGCTAACGGGGGTGAGCGGGGGGGTGTGCATCTCGGGTACTTCCTCGCGGGTCGCGAAGATCTTCGGGTACTCGGCCCACGCCTGCTCGGCCTCGGCCGCCATGCGCAGAACCTGGCCGTCGATCCACTCCTGAGTGGCTACTCGGTCGCGGTGGGCTGCCTGGTTAAGGTCGGGGTGCTGCTCCTGGTAGCCCGTGTAGATGGGGTCCGGCACCGTCGGGGGAAGGTCCGGTACCGGCTCGATGGCCTTGACACTGGTACCGGGCTGGCCGTGCTTGTGGAGGACTAGCAGCATCCAGGCCAGCATGGCCGGCGCGATACCACCGAGCAGGGCCGCCAGTGCGGTACCGGCCACCAGGTAGTGGTCGGCCACGTTGCTGGCCAGGGAGAGGCCGATAGAGGTGAGAGCCAGCGCGCCGGCCGCCCGCTGTGCTGCGGTGCGACGCATCCAGATGTCGACGGCCAGGGCCGTGACGGCGTCCAGGCAGATCGGGAAGGCCCAGGCCCGCAGGCCGAACCCGGCCCGAACGGCCAAATCCTGGCTGGAGCTGAACGAGATCCAGGCAGTACCGGCCACGGTGAGCAGCGCGAGACCGCGCAGGCGGATGGTCTTCAGGTTCACTAGTCCTCCTCGGTGGGGCCGAACGCGGCGACCCGTTCGCGCTTGGTCAGGACGTGGTGGACCTGGCACCAGGCGATGAAGCCAAGGAACTCCAGGACCACGGCGAGGTACCAGCTCTCGGCGAGCGATACCGCGAAGGCGCCGACGAGTACCGCGCCGAGTACCAGGGTGGTCTTCATGGGTACCATTGTCGCATGTGCCCCACGCATTTACGGGGTGCTACCTGCGGAAACAGGATTGACCCACGAAAAGGGGTTGTGCCCCGCAGTACCACGGGGTAGATTTGCCCTCACAACAGCAGAGCGGGAACGCGGTCAGGGGGTGTCCCGACTGACCGGGTGACCGCTACAACCGAAGATCACAACCGAAAGCGAGATCCACCCGCGTTCCTGGAGCAGCGCGTGGCCGAGATCGAGGAGAAGGCGGGCGTCGCGGTGGTGCGGCCGAAGCAGACCATCGAGGTCCTGGCGAAGCAGTTCAACCTGACCGAGGCCGAATCCGACGGCATCCTGGGCCACTTCATGGCGGGCGGCTCCCCGACCGCTGGCGGTGTGGCCAACGCGTTCACCTCGTTCAGCCAGACGGTACGTTCGGCCGAGCGCTCCGACGCCATCGAGCAGGTGGCCATCGAGGCGATGAACGTGGCCGCAGCTCAGGCCCGGCTCGCCAACCGCTGATCCACGCGGGGCGCCCACCCCGAGGGCGCCCCGCCTTCCGCCTCCGTAGCTCAGTGGCAGAGCGGCCGGTTTCTACCCGGCAACGCGTCGGTTCGAGTCCGACCGGGGGCACGCGGAACACCCGCAGAACAGGAAGGGGCATGGCATGGAGACCGAGGAGCCGGAGACCAAGCGGTACATCACCGCCGAGCAGCTGCGGTACCTGCCCTTCGATGTGGCCTACGCGCCCGCTGGTGGCCTCGTCGAGGTGTACCTGAACTACTGGTGGGCGGTGAACCCGACAAAGGGGCTCGTCTTCTTCCAGCGCAACACTCGGGCCGATGCGGTCGCGCAGTGCAACCGGTCGGAGGCCATCGCCAAGAAGGTCGCCGAGGTCTATGACCCGAGCTTGGGCATCGTCGTGACGCACGTGGAGCGGGCCTACGTCCCCAAGTCGATGGTCTACAGCCGCCTCAACGGCACCGAGCTGGCCACCGACCTGCGCGGCAAGGCCGTGCGGTGAACAAGCGCGAGTTGAAGCAGTGGGTCAAGGCCGAGCAGCCGTTCTTGGTGGACAACGTGCGGGGGATCAAGTACCCGACGTGGGACCAGATCGGCACGGGCAAGCTCAGCCGCAACATGGGCGCCCAGTTGACCGACGAGGCGCCGCACGTCCGGTACATCGTCTACGTAGGCGTGACCCCGGTGGCCTGGATGCTCCAGGACGACAGCCCGTGCGTGGTCAACGAGGAGTTCGACCACGACATCCAGGCGTGGATCAAATCCGCGTGGGGCTGCAACGTCTACGAGGAGGTGCCGGACCGGTGGTGAAGAGGCGGCGCAAGCGTGGCCTACTGGCCCGACTCGTCCTCGCGTTCGTGGCCACGGCCGGGAAGCACGGCAAGAAGCAGGCCACACGGGCCGGTGGCGGCCTGAAGACCGCGCTGGGCCCAAAGGTGCTGCGGAAGGCGTCGGAGGAGTACGGCGGCAAGCGCAAGGCCAACGCCCCGATCCCCGTGGTCGTGTGCCCGGTCCAGCCCGAGGCGGCAGCCGACCGGTGGGAGATCTCGGCCATGGTCGGCGGCTACCACGTGCCGTTCGTGATGGTGGCCGACTACGACATCAGCGAGCTGGACGACGAACGCGTGGTCACGATGGCCGTCCTGGCGGCTTGTCACATCACTCACGACCAGCGGCCGATCGAGCACTGCTGGGAGGTGACCCAGCTGGTCGCGACGGGGGATGCGGCGCTGACCTGGTTCGGGAGCGCTGGCCACTTCCCGACGCACGTGATCAAGCAATGATGATCATGTCGTAACCTCTGCGGCATGAATCGGTGGGGGACGATCGACCGGCTCATTCGCGTGCGGCGCGCGGTGAGTCGGTCGATTCCGTATGTGGTGCTCGGCGGTGCGTCGGCGGCGGTACTGGTCATGGTGGGCTGGGCCTATTTCGCCAGATGAGGGACCCTGTACCCCGCCACGCAGACGGGGTACATTGGACAAGCAGAGCTGACAACGAGAGGCAAGAGATGGCAACGGTAAGCAAGATGGAGCCCGAGGCCGAAGCGCAGATGTGGATGGCCTCCTGGGGGTTCACCGGCGCGTCCGGCGCGACCAACGGGGCTGTGTCCGGGCTCGTCGAGTTCGTGAACCTGGCGAACGCCCGGCAGTCCCTGGTGTCCTTCGCCGAGGACGCGGTGGAGAAGGACTCGCGAGAGCGTCAGTCGATGATCAGCACGCTGGGCAGGGAAGAGGGCGAGAGCCTGCCGGACATGGCCCACGAGTGGGACCAGAAGCGACACCTGGTGGGCTCGTTCCGGGAGTGGAACCGCGAGTTCTCGCTGACCCTGGAGAGCTGCACCGGCCATCACCTGGAGTTCCGCATCGAGTGGGATGGCGCTGCGGACGAGTGAGCCAGATCGCAGCCGATTCGATATGTACCCCGCACGAGTTGCGGGGTACAGTCGTCTTATCAGGTTGAACAACCGAACAAGGAGTCATAGATGACCAGCACCGAACCCGGCGTCGCCTCCGTGGCCACTCAGCGCGTCCGCCGTGTCCTCGCTGACCTGTTCGACGAGATGCCCGAGGTCTGGACCAACAGCACCGTGACCGTGACCCGAGTCCTGTTCAGCATGAACATCGTGGACTCACGCCTGCGGAACGGCGTCACCCGCGAAGACGTGCCGCAGGCGCTGAGCAAGGTCTTTCTCTCGGCCCGCGTCACCTGGGACCAGGAGCTGATCAGCATCACCTGGACCCCCGAGGCCGACGAGGACCGTCCACTGCCCCGCGAGTACGACACCCCCGAGGACTACCCCGGCCCCGACTTCGACATCTGAGCCGAAACGCCCTGCGGGGCGTCGCGGGAATCGAGACCCGCCTGATGATGGCTCCCATGGACAGGAGAACGGACGATGGCCAAGGAAAGCAAGCCGGTCAAGGAGACCGAGAAGCGGATCAACGAGGCGAACAAGTCCGGCAAGTCGGCGGACGAGAAGCTGCGCGACCTGATCAAGTAACGGGGAACCGACGACCCGGCCGGGCTCACGACAGCCCGGCCGGGCAACCCAAGGAGAACACACGATGCACACGATCCACATCCACCGGGAAGACGAGGGGCAGTGCTACGAGTTGAGCGTGGACGGCCAGTTCGTCACGGCTAGCGACAACGAGAAGCTGATCGGCGCGGCCGTCCTGGAGCAGCTGGCGAAGCTCGGCGAGGTCTGCCTGATCGGCATCACCGACCTGGCGCCGGAGAAGCGGGCCGTCCGGCAGGCCGAGAAGCTGGCCAAGGTGCGCCTGTCCGTGACGACCGAGGCCCAGGCGCGCGTGCAGGACGCACGTCGGCAGCCGGAGCCGTGGCGAGCATGAGCCGCCCACTGTTCCGCCCGGCCGAGGCGGAGACCCTGACGGAGTTGTTGGGGCACATCGCGACGCATCCTGTTATCGAGTGGTGCGTCATCACCGCGTCCCGCACCTACGCCCGCGCCGGCACGATGCGGGCCATCCTGGAGTGCCTGCCGTCCTCGACGCGCCTGCGGCACGGTGCGGCGCGCGGCGGCGACCGACTGGCCGGACAGATCTGGGTCTGGCTCGGCCGGGAGCTGACCGAGTATCCGGTGACGGCGGAGCAGTGGCGCCTGACCCGCCGCGCTGGCCACCTCCGCAATCAGCTGATGCTGGAGGGGCGCGCGGGCGAGCCACGCGCCGACATCTGCCTGGAGTTCAACCGCGACCACAGTGCCGGCGCTGCCGACTGCGCGGCACGGGCGCGGCTGCTCGACATCCCCACCTTCACCTTCCCGTACACGACAGGGGCCTGACTCATGGGCTGGATTAATGGCGGTCGGCCACAGGGCCGGGCGCACAAGTGCTCACCACCACCGATCCTGCGGTTGGGCCGCTTCGGTGCCGACGTGGGATCGCAGTGGTCCTGCGACGACTGCACCTGCGTGTGGGAGGTGTGGAAGACCGTCGGTGGTCAGTTCAGCTGGCGCAAGCTCGTCGACGAGGCCGACCGCGAGGAGACTGGCTCGCTGCACCTCGGCAAGCCGCAGCCCGGCCCGACCGTGACCGAGGACGGCGCCCGGCTGATCCCGCACGCGCGGGAGTCGTTCGTGGCAGCCCTCGCCGACACCTTCCACGCGGGTGACATGAACGAAGACCAACGCGTCTGGTTGGTCGGCCAGCTCCTGGGCAAGTTGGAGGGCTGGGCGTACATCGCCTTCCCCGCGTCCGTTCCCGGCGCTACCGTGGACGGCGGTACTGATTGACCCCCGACCGGTACCGACCCCTGATGTGCCCCGGAAGTGTCCCGACACGACCGGGGCACATTTATGCGACCATAGGGTTATGAAAACCGAGGTCGAGCCCAGCCTGGTGTACTTCACCTGGTTCCCGGCAACGGTGCTGTTCCCCCGCGAGGAGGGGCAGCGCGTGCAGCGAATGGCGCACACCGCGCGGGTCTACGCCACCGACGCGGGCCTGTACGTCTACTCCAGCGCCAACGGGCGCATCCAGTTGGACTTCAACTCGCCCATCGACTACAGCCAGACCGTGAAGCCGGTCAACGGGCTGCCCGGCTACGCGCACGACGTGCACACCGAGGCCGGCTTGGTCGTGGTTACCAAGACCGGCGGCTGCGGCTGCGGCAACCCGGCCAAGGGCTACCGGCCTTCCTACGCCCACCAGGTGGCGGCATGGCCAACCGTGTAGCCAAGACGTACCAACCGGCGGATCTCGGCCGGGCAACCCTGCGGAGCGACGGCCGACAGCTGGGGATCGTCTGCCCGGATTGCTCGGACTTCCTGCCGATGGGCTTAGAGCTGCACCTGGTCCAGGACACGGCAATGGATCATGGATTCGTCACCGCGCGCCTCAAGGTCGAGAACATGGACGAGATCACCGACCAGTTCCGTCGGCACGTCGTCGCAGACCCGGGCGCCCACCCGTCATTCGCCACTCCCGTTACCGAGGGCTCGATAGGCTGAGCCTGCATCTCGCAACCGCAACCAGACGGAGGCTCCCGTGGCCGCAAGTCCCATCGCAGCGCAGGCGTTCGGCATGGAGCCGCTCGGTGCGCTGAACTTCTCCGACCTGGGCGCCGGCACCGCCGCCGACGCCACCAACGGCAACAGCACCCCGAACAATGGCGCGACCATCCTCGTCTGCCTCGGCACGGCGGCCGACACCGTGGTGGTGACCCGGCCCGAGGAAGGCAGCTCGAACGCGGCCAGCCAGGCGATCGTGGCCAACCACCTCTCGTTCATGGGTCCGTTCGAGACCGACATCTACGGCCCGACCCTCAACTACAAGGCCGGCGCCACGACCACCAAGGTGTGGCCGGTGCAGCTGGCCGAGCTGGACTGACCCGTGGTCGACAACCAGCACAAGCAGATCACCGGCTACCGCGACCTGCCGCAGCACGACCTCGACCTGGTCAATGAAATCAAGGCGGTCGAAGTGGAGCTGGCTCGGCTGTGGCAGAAGGTCCAGAGCCGCCAGTTCATGGTCGCCGAGGAGCCACAGGTGGACCGCCGCTGGCTGGCTGTCGCCCGGACTCACTTCCAGGAGGGCTTCAGCGCCCTGGTGCGCTCGGTGACCCGGCCGACCGACCCGTTCGATCCGCAGTGAGCAACCACGCAGGAAGCGACCCGGCTCGGGAGACTGAGCCGGGTCGCACGCTTCCGGCCAACCTCGTTCGGGCGATGGCCGAGCAGCACCGGCCGCGCAGGCGCCGAGACACCATGGCTGCCGTCGAGCAGTACGTGATGTGGTGCAAGGCGTGCGACGGTCACAACCGCCGGGTCTGGCGGCCAGGAGACGAGCCGGTCGAGTGCACGTTCGTCGAGGCGCTGCGGACGGTCGGGATCGACGTGAGCGATCCACTGGAACTGGATGAGTGATGGGCGAATGGTTCGATCAGCATCTCGAATGGGTCTGGCTCGCCACGATCGTGATCTTCCTGGTCCTCATGTGGATCGTCGCCGGTCCAACGCCACGCTGGCCGTAGTCGACGCCCTGGCCGTAGCCCGCGTCGTCCGCTTCCTCCAGCAGGACACCTTGATCGACAAGCAGCGGCATCAGCTCCAGGACTGGCTGGCCCGCCACGGCCACTACAAGGCGATGGAGCTGCTGGACTGCCCGTGGTGCCTGAGCGTGCACGTGGCCGCCGCCTGGACCGCACTGCGGATCATCGCCCCACGACTCGCCACGCCGATCGGTACCGCGCTGGCAAGCTCGTACGCAGCATCGGCACTCATCGAGATCAACGCGGCAATACAGGCAAAGCAGGCAGGCGAACCAGGAGGCGACTAACGTGGGCTGGTTCGCCGCACGCACCGGCAACACTGACCGCGACGGCAAACGCACCAACCAGCCCAGCGCCTCCATGACCGCCGCAGGCAGCCGCATCAACCTGCAAGACCGCAACGCCGTCAACACCATCGCCGCCACCAAAATGGGCTGGCAACACCAAGCCTGGAACTACCGCGACCTCATCGGCGAACTGGCCAGCGCCCTGCGCTTCCGAGCCAACGCCATCGCCAAAGTCGCCCTCATTATCGGCCAAGTCAACGAAGACGCCGACACCCCCATCCCCGCCGACAGCCCCGAATCCACCCTCGACCCGATCGTGGCCCGCGCCGCCCAAGACGCCCTGTCGCGGCTGCCGTGGCGCAACGGTGGAGCGTTCGGCGGCCGGATAGACACCTGCTTCGGGACGACCGGCGAGGCATGGCTGCACGGCAAGACCGACCCGGCTACGGGCGAGGAGCGCTGGACGGTTCGGTCCACCGACGAGATCACCCCGGTGATGGGTGGCAGCAACCTGGGCATCGTCGAAGTGCCTGGTCGGCCGGCGATCCCGATCGACAAGAACAAAGAGGCCCTGCTGCGGCTGTGGAACCCTCACCCGCGTTTCGCGATGCTGGCTGACAGCCCGATCCGCTCCATGCTGCCGGTGTGTGAGGACATCGTGCTGATTGCCCGGGAGATCCAGGCGGCCAGCAAGTCCCGTATCGCGGCCAACGGCCTGCTGCTGGTCCCGCACTCGATGAGCATGATCCGGGCGACACCGGGCGGCCAGGAGGGTGATGCCGAGGTCGAGGACTTCGCGGCCGGCCTGGAGGCGGCGATGATGGCGCCGATCGCGAACGAGGGCGACGCGGGCGCGGTGGTGCCGATCGTGATCCGGGGCGACAGCGAGGACATCGGCGCGGTCAAGCACCTGTCGATGGTCCGTGAAACCAGCCCGATCTTGATCGAGAAGCTCGACAACGCCCTTAAGCGCATGGGCGAGACCCTCGACGTACCGCCCACGGTGGTGACCGGCCTCCAGGACACCAACCACTGGAACGCCTATGTGATCTCCGACGAGACGTGGACCAACCACATCGAGCCTGGTGAGCGGCTCATCGTCGACTCCCTGACCGAAGGCTTCCTGCGGCCGATCCTCCAGCTGCCGACCACGGCCGGTGGCTACGGCCTGACTCGCCAGCAGGCGCAGACCGTGCAGGTCTGGTACGACGCCAGTGGTGTCACCAAGAACCCGAACCGCAGCCAGGACGCCCAAGCAGCGTTCGCTCTCGGTGCGATCGGCTTCAAGGCGCTCTTGCGGGACATGGGCTTCGACGAGTCGGACGCGCCCACCGAGCAGGAGGCGATGCAGATGCTGGCGTTCAAGCAGACGCCGGATCCGGCCACCGCCGCTCAGCTCATCAACCTGGCGTTCCCCGGCGTCCACCTGGTCGTGCAGGCGCCTGGTTCGACCGAGCAGCCGGCCGTGGGTGGCCCGGCCGTGGTGCAGAGCAGGCCAGCTCTACCTGCCGGACAGCAGCAGGGTCAGCCACCGAGCACGCGGCTACCGGCCGGGCAGGCCAGCGTGCCGGCACAGGGCAACACTGGCCAGCCCATCGCACCCACGGCAGTCCGAGGTGCGGCAGATCAGCAGCGAGTACTCGATTCAGTACGGCTGCTCAGCGCTCAGCCGCTCGTCGACCTGGACCGCCAGCTGCGGGACCGGCTGCTCGACGCGGCCGACATGGCCATCACCAACGCCGTCGAGAAGGCCGCCAAGCGGATCGTCTCGGCCGCTCAGCACAAGGTTGCCGCCGACGTGCTGAGTCAGTTCCACGGTGCCGAGCTGGCCGCCTACATCGGGCCAGAGGGCGTCGCCGAGCTGGGTCTGACCGAGGAAGCGCTGCTGAGCGCGGCATTCGCCTACCTGTACGAGAAGTTCATGGCCTGGTCGCTGTCCACGATCGAGTCGGCAGTGAAGGTCGCGGTCAAGGTCTTCGGCCTGGAGCTGCACGCGGCCGCGTCGCTGCGCAGCAAGATGGCCGGACGCCGACAGAGGGCATGGCACGGGTTCGAGCACAGCGTGAAGCAGCGCGCCCTCGCGAAGCTGTACGGCAAGGGCGGTACCGCCGAGGACGACCACATCGGCGAGAAGGTGGACAGCGTCGTCATGCCGGGTGATGTGCGGACTGCGCTGGCCGAGATCGGCGGCCAGTCCTCGGTGCACGGCCGGTCTCGGCAGCCGCTCGGCGGCATCGCGACGGGCCCGGACGTACTGTCCGAGGTCGACCGGCGGATGGACCGGGTGGGCTTCACGTGGGAGTACGGGATCACCGACGGCCGGCGCCACGCGCATTTCCTGCCGCACATGGAGCTGGACGGCCAGCGGTTCTCCGGCTGGGATGATGCCGCGCTCCAGACCAGCGACGCCTACTCGTGGGTGGGCGATCACTACAAGCCCGGCGACCACAAGGGCTGCATGTGCGACTACGTGTGGGTGTGGGCACTCGACGAGCACAGCGCCGAGATCCAGCGGCAGCTCAACGAGCCGGAGTCGCCGAGCATGGCCGGCAACCGACTCATGGCCGACCTGGACAACGCGGCCGGGCGGACCGGCACCACGGCTCAGCGCAACGTGGCTCAGCGGGAGCGCGTGCTGGCGGCGCAACGGCGCTGGCTGGCCAATGCCAACAACGCAAGGAGTGGATCATGACCAAGCGGGCCCGGATCGCGCCGCGCGCCGCCGACGCTGCGGCCTCGGTCAGCGACGACCTCAATGACAAGGGCGAGTTGCCCTTGTTTTTCAACTGCCTCGCCGTCGAGGGCCTGTCCACCAGTGACGGCCGCACCATCAAGGCCGGCGCGCTCGGCCACCGCGCACTGCCCTTCTCGATCCTGGCGCAGTACACGAACCCGGGACAGCAGGGCGGCCACGCGGGCGCCGAGGTCATCGGCCACATGACCGAGCTGTGGCGCAAGCCCGGCCCCGAAGTGGTCAGCCGCGAGACCAACGAGCCGTTCCCCGAGGGCACGTACGTGTGGCAGGGCCGGGGCGTGGCCGATCCGGAGACGCGCGGCGGCAAGCTGGCCCGCGATCACCACCTGACCGGCAACAGCGTCGACCTGTCGGAGCTGGACTTCACCGAGGAGTTCGGCGACGACGACAAGCAGAAGATCACCATCACCCAGGGCAAGATCGCGGCCACGACGCTGTGCCCGATCCCCGCGTTCGCCGAGGCGTACGTGTCCATCGGCGACGACGACGCCGAGTTGACCGCCGACGGCGACCCCGGCGACATCCTGGTCAGCTTCGGTATGGGCCCGTCGCTGGCCGCGTCCCTGGCGGCCGACTGGACCTACAGCCTGCCGATGTTCCGTGCGGCCGACCTCGGCGACGAATGCGGCATGTGCTCGATCGAAGACGAGGACGCGGCCGACTGGTCCGAGCTGGCCAACGGCGAGTTCAGTCCCTCGGTGGCCAAGCGCAAGCGGGCCTTCGCGCGCGGCCTGGCCATGAAAGGCGAGAAGGCCGACGGCTCGGACGCCAGCTACCCGATCGAGAACCAGTCCGACCTCGACAAGGCCGCGCACATGGTCGGTCTCGGCAGCGACAGCAACGGTGCGATTACCGCGCACATCAAGAAGGCCGCCCGCAAGCTCGGCCTGAAGCTGCCCGCGTCGCTGACCGCAGGTGCGCCGTCGCTACCCTCGATCGCCCTGTTCGCCGATCCGGGCCTGGCCGCGCCGAGCCCGATCAGCATCGGCGCCTGCCGCGAGGACGGCCGCCGCGAGATCACCGGCCACATCGCGGTCTGGAACACCTGCCACGTGAGCTACAGCGACCGCTGTGTACGGCCGCCGCACTCGCGCACCGACTACGCCCGCTTCGCCACTGGAGCCGTCCACGTGGACGATGCCGGCACGAGTCGGGTCGCTGCGGTCGGCCACATCGCGATGAGCCGGGACACGGCGCACGGCGGTCACGCTGACGCCAACATGGGCCTGTCCGACACGGTGGCGTTCTACGACAACCACTGCACGGTGGCAGCCGATGTCGCGGCCGGCGAGGACGCCCACGGCATCTGGATCCACGGACTCACCCGGCCCGAACTGACCGAGGCCGACGTGCAGGCCCTGCTGGCCAGTCCGATGTCCGGCGACTGGCGCGGCCATCAGGGCAACCTGGAACTCTGCGCCGTCCTGGCCGTCAACACCCCCGGCTTCCCCGTGCCGCGTTCCCGGGTCGCCAGCGGTGAACCGGTCAGCCTCGTCGCGGCCGGTCTCCTCAAGCCCGGCGGCGAGTTCGCGGCTGGGCCGCTGTCGATCGCGGCGATCCAGTCGGTCGTGCAGACCGAGGTGATGAAGGCGTTGCAGGCATTCTTCGATCCGGACAACGACGGTGACATCGACCGGCCGATGGACACCGATGGCGACGCGGCGCCGGCCACCCAGCACACTCCGGCGAAGGATCAGGGCCAGTCGGGCGGCGATGCTCAGTCGGCGCTGAAGCCGAAGAAGTCGATGGCCGACCGCAAGGCCGACGCGCTGCTGTCGCTGCGGATGGGCTCGGCGGTCGGTCTGGTACAGCAGTGACCACGCTGACCGCGTCGGCCGTCCAGTTCCTGATCGATGCTCAGGTGGACGGCCGCGCGCTGGCCGAGGATGGCCTGCCGGTGTTCGACGCCGAGCACCCGATCGGACTGGACAGCTGGCCGACGATGTTCGGCAGCAAGCTGCCCTTTGGACCCGGGACCGCGCTCTGGCTATATTGGGTCTCAGGTAAGGGCGCGGCGAAGTGGATGTCCAGCCCTAAGCCCTGGACCACGCTACGTTCGCTTTTGATCAAGTACGTTGGCCCCAAGGCGGCCGGCCTGACAACCAACATCATGCTGGCATCGCCGCAGGGCCGCGCCCTATTCAAGAAGCACCATCAGGGTGTGGCCCATGCCAGGTAGGGCATACTGGACACATGGAGCGATGCGTCGTGTGTGCGGCCGAGTTCGAGCCGAAGCGCAAGACTTCCGTACTGTGTGGCGACCCGGCATGCCGCAGAAGACGCAAGACCGATTGGCAGCTCGCCTGGCAGCTCGACAACGCCAAGAAGCACGCGCAGTACACGAAGATCACACGACAGCGCTGGCCGGATCGCCGTCGGGCGAATCGCGCCAGGGAGGCCGGACGCAAGCGAGCCGCAGAGTATGGCTGCGAGCACGAGAACTATTCGGCGGACGACTTGCTGGCACTACTTCCGCAGGGTTGCTACGTCTGCGGTGGTCACGACGGGCCAATTGGCTGGGATCATGTTGTGCCGCTCGCCGAGCTGGGGCCAGATGCCCTGCGGAACATAAAGCCGTGCCACTGGCATCCGTGCCACACGTCTCTTCATCGTGGTCGGCCACCTATCCGTCGGAGGTAAGCGCATGAGTACCGTCCAACAGCACCTGTTCGGCAACGTCGCCAGCCTGGCGCTCTCCGTCGGCGTCTTCCTGGTCGTCCTGCTGCTCGCACGTGGCCCCGGCGCGACGCCCGCGCGCTGGGCGCTGAAGGTCGGCTGGTTCGTCGTGGGCATCCTCGCACTGGCCAGCATCGTCTTCCGGGCCGTTCTGCTGGTGACGGGCAGCTGACGTGCCACGCCCGTTCCGCCACCACTACCGGCTCCAGTCCTCCATGGCTCTGGTGCTGTTGCAGCTGGTAGCGACGGGCCTGCATGTCGTGCCGAGCCTGGTCTACCCGCACACCGCATTGAAGACGACCCGCGTCGTCGCGGAGATCAACTCGCTCGGCCCGGTCTGGGTACTGCTGTTCGGCGTGACCTCGCTCGGCCTCGGCGCGGCGCTGTGGTGGAACCGAGGTGAGACATACGCGCACCTGGCCTGCGCCGGCACCTGGGTGTTCTACGCGACCGGGCTGTGGATCGGCGCCTTCGGTGAGCAGCCACACGGAACCATCCTGTTCCCGGTGGTGGCCACCATGACCGTGCTGTTTCATACGATCTTGGCAGCCTCGTACAACGAGGACATCGTGGACGGGGGGAGGCCAAGACCATGACGGTGACCGTGCTCGGCCCGACGATCTCGGCCTTGGCGACCCTGCTGTTCCTGATCTTCGCGATCGTGACCTTTCGCGCCCGCCGCGCCGACAAGCGGGCCGGCAACCTGGCCGCCGTCCGAGAGACCAACGTGGCCGCCATGGGGTGGGCCTACCAGGTCCGCGTGCTCGGCGCCGCGAACGGCTGGCAGCTTCCGCCACTGCCCAAGGAGATGACCCCCGAGTACCTTGCAGGCAGGGCCGAGGGCGAGACCAATCCTGAGCTGGCCCAACTGGCCCAGTTGGCCGGTCAGCTACTGCCCGGAACCGTGCAGGAGAAGCGATGACCGGAGCGCACACCACCCAGGCCAGCCCGCCGCCCACACCGCGTGGCCGTATCGCCCGCGCGATCCGCCGGACACCGGTCGTCCTGTCTCTGTTCATCCTCGGCGGCTTGATCATCCTGCTGCTGATCCCACTGTCGATCTGGTTCACCGCGCGGGCCGAGAACACCCAGACCAACCTGGACGCGGCCAACGGCCAGGTGACGGCGGTCAAGTCGCAGGCCGCGCCACTGGCCGGACAGGTCCAGTCCGTATGCGACCAGGGCGGCGCGGGTGCGACGGCGCTGAACAACGCGGGTGCCTGCACTCAGGCCAGCAAGGTCCAGTCGGCCATCGCTGGTCCAGCCGGTCCGACCGGACCCAGTGGGCAGCCGGGTGCCAACGGCAGCAACGGACGCGGCATTGCCAGCACGCATCTAGCCAACGGCGATCTGATCGTGGTCTACACCGATGGCACGGCGGACGACGTGGGCACGGTGACCGGGCCGCAGGGTGTGCAGGGCAGCAACGGCAAGGACGGCCGGGGTATCACCGGCTCGGCGATCGTCGGCACCGATCTTGTGGTCACCTACTCGGACGGGACGAGCAGCGACCTGGGCAACGTGGTGGGGCCGCAGGGCACGGCCGGCGCGACAGGCCAGGCGGGCACCAACGGTCAGAACGGCGCCAACGGGTCGAACGGTGTCGGTGTCTCCTCGGTGGTAGTGAACACCTCGGGTCACATGATCGTCACCTACACCGATGGCACCACGGGTGACGCTGGACCCGTACCGCAGGCCAATGCCTGCCCGGACGGCAGCGCGCCGAGCACAACCCAGCTGACCGAGCCCAGCGGCCTCTCGACGACCACCGTCAACGGCGTCCTGGTCTGCGGCTCCTGAGCTACCCTCGTGACGGTCCGGCGCGATGCCGGCCAGCGAAGGGAGGGTGAATATGCCCAAGGAGAAGCTCAACTACGACCGCACCGAGAAGCGGTTCACTCAGGAGCAGGTCGACAGCGAGCTGACGCAGGTCGGCTACGACGAGCAGCAGCCACTCGTCACGCTGCACTGGAATCCGGACAACTACGCCCAGTTCAGTGTCGTGGTCGACCGCGCGGCGGCGAAGAAGCTCATGGACGAGGCGGAGCCGCAGGAAGCGACGCTCACGTTCTGGGGGATGCCGATGGAGCGCCGGGAGATGCAGGAAGCGATCCGGGCACTCAAGCGGGCGCGTAACCAGGTGTTCGGCGCCGACGAGTAGGCGATTCGCCTGGATCGGGTGCCTCGCTGCTCGATCCAGGCGAAGTCCCACGTCATAGCTCTGTACCCCGCGCCAATCATGGGGTACATTGGTCATATGACGACGTACACCGAAGACCGTGAACTCAGCTTCGACGAGTGCACCGAACTGGACATCGACGTGATGGAGTTCCAGTTCGTCAACTGCCGCAACGTCATGTTGACCGACCTGACTGGCGACCAGTTGCACCAGCTCGGCCTCTATCCCGAGCCCAACCGGACCGTCATCGCCGACTGGACCTGCGTCCGCTTCGACTGCTCCGGCACCATCGAGTTCCACCGGCATGCCGAGCGCAGCAACAAGCCGACGATCCTGTGCTCGGTGCACGGCGAGACCGTGGCCATCCCCGCCGCCCGCTTCCGCAACAAGGACCGGAGCATCTGATCATGAAGCTGTACACCGTGTGCAACGGCCACTTGAGTCAGTCCGGCATCCGGCAGAAGATGCTGGTCGTGGCCACCAGTCCCGCCGAAGCGATCGACATCGCCGAGCGGACCGACTGGCCCGACAAGATCACCAGCGACTGGGCCGAGCTGACCGTGGACAAGGGCTCCCGACTCTCCGGTGCGTTCGTGCTCGTTCACGAGCCGTGCGTCACCTCGATCACCGAGGCCGCGCTGGACACCTGGACCACCAGATGAAGGCGCTCGAACTCTGCTGCTGCGCGGGCGGTGCCTCCATGGGGCTCGCCCGCGCAGGGTTTGAGATGACCGGCGTCGACAGCGAGCCGCAGCCGCGCTACCCGTTCCGTTTCGTCCAGGCCGACGCCTTCGCCTATCTGGCCGAGTACGGCGCCGAGTACGACCTGATCACCGCGCATCCGCCGTGCCACGACCACACCGACCTCGCCCACCGGGCTGGCCGGGACGGGACCGCCTGGATGCTGCTCACGATGCGCACCGCGTTGATCGACCTCGGCGTGCCGTGGATCCTGGAGAACGTCGAGGGCGCGCCGATGGATCCTGACCTGATCCTCTGCGGCACGATGTTCGGACTGGGCGCCAATGGGCGCCATCTGCGTCGTCACCGCTGGTTCGAGTCCTCACTGGATGCGCCGGGCCGAGCTGTCGCAGTCGATACCGCCCGCGTACACCGAGTACATCGGTCGACACGCGTTCGCCCAGTTGTCGCAGCAAGTGGGTATGTACCCCGCTTGACCTGTGGGGTACTATTGCCACATGAGCGAGGAAATCACCGCCAGCGGCATGAAGGACACCACCAACTACGACGAGCTGATCCGCCGCGCGCTGGACGCCGAGTACGCCGCGCGCAACTGGGTCAGCCGCTCGTACCCCTACCCCGGAACGGACTGACCATGAACGCATCGATCTTGGCCGAGTACGAGTTCGGCAGCGGTCCGGTCTCGCACGCCGCCTGCGGCGACTCGATGCCGGCGCAGGATGCCACGGTCGAGGAGGCCGTGGCATGGGTGCAGGAGCACGCCCGCGAGTGCGGGAAAGACGACACGGATTGGGGCTGGTAATGAAGATCACCGAGCACGAGGTGCCGTCCGGCACGATCCCCATCGAGCGGGTGGACGAGTTTCCCCCGGTGCGGATCTCGCCGGATATGAGGAACGTGGCCATCCGCACGCATCCGGAGCACGAGTTCCCGTGGCGGGTCAGCAACGGCGGCTGGTACACCGACGCTGCCATGGCGGACTGGCTGATGCTGGAGCTGGACCCCGACTCGATCGAGGACGGCTTCGGTCTCTGACCGTACGAGAAAGGCCCCCTGCGCTGGATCCGAAGCGCTGGGGGCCTTTCTCGGTCCTCCCTGACGGGTTACGTGCTCTAGGAGCTGCTGCCCAACCGGTCGAACATTGACCACAGTACCCCATGGTCAGGTGGGGCGCTAGCCCATCGCGGAGCCGGTCTGCGGCGCGTCGGCCGTGGTGTCGGCTGCCGGCGCGGTGGTGCTGTCGCCATCAGTGGGCGCCGGAGTCGAGCCGCCATCCGTCGGGGCCGGAGTGCTCGACGTGGACGGCAGCGCGGCCGACGCGGCGCTGGCCGAGGTGTTCAGAGCGGACGCGGCCGACTGGAGCGCCGCCACCTGCTGCTCGATCTGCTGCGCCGTGGCCGAGGTGTCACCGCCAGCCGAGACCTGGGCCTGAAGTTGCTGCACCAGCGTGACCAGGTCGGTCACCATCGTCTCGATGCCGGTCGCGGCCGTGCTGATGGTGCCGACGGCATCGCCGAGGTCGGACATGGCCTGAATGAGGGGATCGGTCATTGCTCTGATCCTTTCGAGGAGGAAGTTTCCGAATCGTCCGAGTTCGGACTGGAGTTCGACGCGGTCGATGTCGCCACCTCCGGACTGTCGGCCGCCGCCGTCACCGGAGCGGCCTGGGTAGGGTTTGCCGCGCTCGTGGCCGGCTCGTTGAGCACGGGGCTGGAGACGGACAGGTGGGCGGCCATCTCCAGGTGCTGGATGATCGAGAACAGGACGGGGTGCTCACCGTCCACGAGACCGTTGATCTTCGATGCTGCCTCGGCGAGCACGGCGTGAACCTTCTCCGCGACCGTGCCTGCCTCGGTGCGCAGCGACTTGAACCGCTGCTCCACGTTGGCGAGTCCCACTGGACCTCCCGTTGTGTCCCGCTGTGACGCGGGGTACATTTGACAGAACCGAACCTACCCGAAAGAGGTCCCATGCTGCCGTTGATCGTGATCGGTGCGACCGACCGCGTGCGCGAGATCCTGGAGCCATACGCCGAGGCCGGCCACATCAGCTATCACCCTACGGTCGAAGCTGCCTACCACGCGCTGAGCGATGAGCTGGTGAAGCACAGTCACGACACAGCCGCCACCATGACCCCATCCGGCCACTGGCGTGTGCACGTGGCCTACGGGCCAGCCGCCTGGGGTTACCTGACCCGTGGCCAGGTCGGCACGGCTGCGGTCACTCCGGCCACACTGCCCGTCGCCGGTCACAAGCTGATCTTCGGTCTTGCCGTGCACGAGCCGCCGCCGGCGATCCGATCCGTCGGTGGCGAGCCGGAGACCGAGCCCGAGCACACCATGATCTGGACGGCGGCCACCGTCGCCTCGGCCGACCTCGTGGTCGACCTGGAGAACCCGAACGCCATCGAGCACCTGATCAACTACCTGAGCTGGAAATCATGATTTGGCTGGCCATCCTGGCGCTGGTGCTCATCGGCGTGCCGGTGACGATCGGCGTACTGGTGGCCCGATACATCCACCGGAGGATGCGATGAGCAAGAACCGTGCGAGGACGCGGGCGATCCGCGCACGCATGGCCCAGACCGGCGAGTCCTACACGGCGGCCGCGCGGGCGCTGGAGCCAAGCGAGCCGATCCGGATCGCCATGGACGAGGAGGCGCATCGACTCGGCGGCATGATCGAGGCCGAGGCACTGCTGAACGCGATGCAGGAGTCAGCGCGAGTTCGGGAGTCACGGTGACCGGCAAGCCACGGCAGGCACCGACCGAGAGTCGGTGCGAGTTCTGTCACGAGCCGATCCTGTGGGCCGAGTGGATGCCGAACCCGAACGCTCGGACCCGCAAGGGTGCGCAGTTCGTGCCGATCAATCCCGAACCGTCGGACGACCGGCGGGCGCGGTTGGCGATGACGAAGCGTGAGGGCGATCGGCCGCTGGTCGGCGAGATGTCGGTGGGCCAGACGGCGGGTTTCCGCGCGGCCGGCAACCCGATCTACATCCCGCACGCGAAGACGTGCACCGAGGCGCACGCGCTGATCAAGAAGCTGGCGGCCCGGAACTCGGCCGCTGCGACTTCACGCTAGCCACTTGTACCCCGCGCCAGTCGCGGGGTACATTTGTGTCATGACCACACACCGCAAGCCGAGGCGCCAGCCCGGCAAGCTCGCACTCAGCGCCATCGTGCTGACCGGGACCGTGGTGGGCGGCGGAGTACTCGGCTGGATCGCGGCATCGGAGGCACCATGGAACAGCGGATCCGCTGCTACATCAGCGACGACAACCAGCGGACAGTCCTCTCCTGCTGCCCCTGCACCTGCCACACCGACTACCAGCAGCCCGACCGGATCGTTCCCCCGCAGCTCCACCACTGGGCCGACCACAACGGGATCAGCTGCGACGACTGGGTCAACGCCCGGTTCGTCCTCGAAGGCGCCCAGGTCGACCTCCACCGTCGCGCCGTTGCCCTCCAGCTCCAGCGGCTCGAACTCGAACGCGGGAGCACGCGCGGCCACTCGGTCAGTCGGGTCTTCATCGACGATCGTGAAGTCGGGGTCGGACCAGTCACCTGGGAGTGAGGCCAACGACCCGGGTCAGACCTATCCGGCGCCGACGGCCATCACCTGCATCCCGCCTGCTGGCTGGCCCGTGGGCGTCTACTACATCTGCTCCGGCACTCCGCAGGCCGCGCCGTCGGTTCCGGCCGCCAGCGACTGCACGGGCACCGGGACGCAGTGCTTGAACAACTTGACCGGTGACCCGATCGACGTACCCGAACCAGGCTTGAACCCGAACAACCAGTAGGAGCGCGATATGCCGACCTATCAGGTCCACATCGTTCAGATGGTTAGCACGACGATCGATGTCGAGGCCGAGACGCCCGAGCAGGCCACCGAGGTCTTCCTGGATGCGCCCGACGCACCGGGGTCGCTGGTGCACGGTGCCTTCGGTGGCGGCGCTTCGGTTGACGAGGCAGGCGACTGGGAGGCGTACGCGGTGATGTTGGGCAACGACACCGTGTGGGAGCGCAAGGGCTGACTCACCGAATATCAGGTCTCCGTGCGCCGGGGTGGCCGACAACCCCCGGCGCACGCGTTCATCTACCGAGGAGTAACCCCATGGATCTCCACGACGACTTTGTGATCGAAAACTCCGAGTGTGGCCCGACGATGGTGTGCCGCGTGTGCGACGACTGGGTGTACATCGAAGACCTGTCACTCGCGGACCTCATCGAGAGCGCCAAGGAGCACACCCACAAGCGAAAGGCGCCCACGACATGACCGACGGGCCGATGAGCGGCAAGCTGCCGGTCGAGCACGCCGAACCCACTCCGCAGCCGGTGGTAATCGCACACCTGGCGTCCAACACGGCCGAGGCATACCAGCAGGTCGCCGAGGCCGCTCGGATCTTCGAGGAGTTCGCCCGCAAGTTGACCGAGATCGTCACCCGTATGGAGCCCGTACTGCGGGAGATCGGAGAAATCAGCGATGGAGCAGGAGACGACGACAGCGGAGCCGCTGCCGGGTGAAGCGGGCTCGCACGCCTGGATGCTCGACTACCTCAAGGGCCTCGGCGAGGAGCAGGTGCTGGCCGGGTTCGGGTGGACGATCCAGCGCGGCGACAAGTGGGCCACGATCGCCGTGAGCTGGCAGCGCGCCGGCATGGAGCAACCGATCCGGCGCGAGTGGCGCATGGTCCCGGTGGACCGCGAGGAGCGAAGGAAGGTGGACGGCAGTGGATGAGGAGCGCATCAGTTCCGTGCACAAGCTCGGCAACCAGGTGGCGATCACCCTGGACGGTGGCGACGGGGGGATCTTCGTCTTTGACGCCGAGATGGAGGGTGTCGAAGAGGTCAGCTACCTCGACGGGGATTGGCGGCGGATCTGGCCATGATCAGTAACAGTCGAGAAGTCAGGAGCGTTGACGCGGCCTTGGCCGCCGAGTTCCTGCGCAACATGGCGAACGACATCGAGGCGTCCGTGGCGGCGGTGAAGAGGCATCTGCTGCCGTTCCAGCAAATGACGATCCTCTGCGAAGAGAAGACCGACCACGCCGACGAGCTGATCACACTCAACAGCGGGTCGATCTATGACCTCCTGCCGCAGCAGGAGGTGGCCCGCTCTCGCACTTGGTCGATCGAGATCAGGACGGGGAGACCGTGGTGAGTACAACCCAGGCGTCACCGGACGAGTGCCCGGCGTTCCCGTCGGACGAGCAGCTACCGGCGCTGCACCGCTGGACGCCGATCGCGGTGCATTCGCAGTGCATGCCGGTCGTGCCCGGTGGGCAGATCACGATGGAGCTGCAAGCTGGCGCTATCAGCGTGATCGAGGTCTGCCCGAGTTGTCACCAGTACAGAGTCAGAGCGTACAACCCTGTACCCCGCGACGCAGACGGGGTACATTAGGCACATGATGACTCTCGGGATCTCGACCCACGGACCGTTTCTCAGCTGGACCTCGTGGCGTCGGCGCAAGCCGTTCCGGCACACCCTCGCCTACTGGCTCCTGGGTCTCTGGGTGTTCGAGCTGGCCTACGGCGTCGCCCGGTGGTCGCTGTGTGCGGCCATCTGGATCCTGGTCCCGGTCATCAAGGGCGCCGGCATCGCCCTCGCCGCGATGGTCCTGCTGCTGATCGTGGCGGCCTGGCTGCTGTGGCGTGCCTACCGCAACCACCGACAGGAGATCTAGCGATGGACCCGATCGACGTGCTGTACGACGAGCTGATCTACGGAGATGAGCCGGTGATCAACGATGATTGAGCAGCTCTACGTCTGGCTGGTGCAGGACCACTCCGGTATCGCGGAGGCGGTCGTCATCGCCGCCAGCGCACCGCAGGCGCAGAACATCGCAGAGCAGCACCTGGCCGATCCGCTCGGGATCACCACGGTCCTTGGTGAGTGCGAGATTGGCACCCATCTGCGCCCCGGGATCATCGTGCCCTGCTGGAACGAGCACGGCTGACCCCACAACTCCACGCACACCGTTCGCCCCGTCTGCAACGATCACCCGCAGACGGGGCGAACCCGTGTTGCAGGTCCCAAGGTCCGGCAACCGAACGGCAGCCGTAGGCGCCAGCGGTCCCGCAGTCCTGTACCTGCAACACGAAGGGGCGAGTTGTGAACCCGATCGTCCAGATCATCCAGGCCCTCGCGGCTGCGGAGACGGACCGCGAACGTGCGGCCCTGCGGGCTCAGCTCGCTACCGAACTCCGCCACGCGTCCGCCGAGCAGCTACACGCGGCCCTCACCGGCATGCGGGAGCGCGGTACCGAGCTGGCCGCAGGCGAGCTGACCGAGCAGGCCGTGGCCGAAGCCGAGGCGCTCTCCGCCGCCGTCACCGACATCAACGCCCGGCTGACCGAGCTGGCCAGTGGGACGAGTCTGGCCGAGCGCCAGGCGGCGGCCCTCTCGGCCATCGACGGCGCGGCCGAAGGCGAGACCGGCGCGACGACCCATGACCCGGCCACCGACGCGGTGCAGCCCGACCCGGCTGCCGCACCCGTGCCGGCGCCGGCCGATCCCCCCGCCGCGCCGGAAGGTGCACCCGAGGGTGGACGCCACGAGGCGGGGGAGCAGCCACGCGGCGGTGACCTCGGCCTGATGAACAACGGCGGCCAGCCGCAGGAGCGGGCGTTCGGCGGCCAGATCAACATCCGGACCGTCCTTCAGGGCGGCATTCCCGGGCACGAGGTCGGCGAGCAGCCAGCCGACCGGGCTGGCCTGGCCGACGCGTTCGTGGAGCGGTATCGCACGATCGCGAACAGCAAGGGCCCGCGCGAGAAGGTGTTCGTCGCCCGGATGTTCAGCCAGTACCCCGAGGACCGGGTGCTGACCGCGTCGGACGTGCGCAC